AAAAATTCTTCCAAATGCTTCTTTTCGAGCAAAACTGCCACCGCAGCGTTGATTCCGAGCTTAAATTCGTCAGAAAATTCGTCTCCGACTTCAACAAGCTGCTCTTGGAGAATCTCATAGTCAGGTTCGGCACCTTTTAAGTCGTTAATCAGGTTAATTAGGCCATCTTCGGTGAACTTGACTTCGAAGCTAGCCCGACCATTAGCATCAACAGTCATCGTGAACGACTTAGCCACCGAATTGAAGAGGTCTTTGGCTACATCTAAGTCAAGTGAGGTCAACTTAGGCTTTTTAGCTATCGGAGGATTGCTGTTTATCCAATTTTTCCACGTGTCGTGGTCCACTACGCTCTTGTTGCTCAGGTTTAGGTGCATATGAGTGCCTGAAGAAGGCTGCTTTGAGCCAGGGTGGACATCTTGGCCCTTGTGAGCCGATTTGAAGGGTGGGAACTCCATGCGTTTTCTCATAAATCCAGGGTACAGGGGCGTTTTACGGGTTGTCAAGGGGCGATTAAGGGTAAAATTGGCCTCGTCGGGAAAAAATGCCTCGTCGTCGGATAGGAACTCATGGCACAGAATAACTTTGGTCCAGGTTGGGCTGCACGTGCTGTTCGAGCATCTAACAAGCGTAAGGCTGCTAAGCCAGCGTTGCCTGTGAAGAACCCTATCCAGTTTCCTGAGCCTACTGAGCCAGTTGAGCACAATGAGGGCATCTGGTGCCCCCAGAAGTGTGGCCAGAAGATTACAGGCAGTATTGTCGCTCACTTGACCGAGAAGCACTCATAATGGCTGACCGTAATTCTAACTTTAGGGACAGTGCCCTGTATCATGGCACATCCCACCCATTTGAAATTGGCGACATCATCGAGCCTCGCCACATCGAGCCTACCAACCCTTATAACCGACCATCTGACGCTAAAGCTTGGGCAACCCCAAATGCTGATGCTGCGTTCTCTTTTGGCAGTAGACGCACAGGAAAGGCCGCCAAGGTGTTCCAGGTAGCTCCAATCGAGCCTTCTGAGCCGAAGTATTTGAATGACGACCCTAACTCAGGTCAGGTCTACAGCAAAAAGGGCTTCAAAGTAGTCAAGAGGGTCAAGTAATGGGCGCAAATAACGCAGACTTTAATGGGTTGAGCTTCGAGTACGACAAAATCGGCAGTTTGCACTATCTAGAAGCCCAAAAAGGCGGAGAAGTAGTTGGCAAGCTTAACTGGGCCCACCCAAGCGGTAACGTGACAGGTATTCACGTCCCAAAGGAGCACCGCCGTCAGGGCATCGCCACTGCTCTATATAACGAGGGCAACCGCCTATCAGCTACTCGAGGCATCCCTAAGCCGAAGATTACTAATGACCGCACTAATGACGGCGAAGCTTGGTCTCGCAGTCTGGGAATTAGGCTTCCTAAAAATAAAAATCTTTAACACACTTGACAACATGTGGAAAGTTATTAAACTTGATACCACTACAGATGCGTCTTCTCCTTTCTGTCGTTTGTAGTTGTTTGGTGAACAGCGGCCCCAAGTCCCCCCTTCGCTTGGGGCCGTATCACCTAAGGGCCTGAAATGGTGTCGATTGCTTCTCAAAGCCGCTAGTCGGAGGAAGTAAGACCACAGTTCGATTCTGTGCAGGTCCACGATGGGAGAGGCAAGACAGAGGGCTCTGAATACAGGGCGTGGCTGTCCAACTCTCTCCTCATCACCAAATGCCCGCTGGCGCAATGGCAGCGCAAGAAGCTGTTAACTTCGAGGTTCCTGGTTCGAGTCCAGGGCGGGCAGCTATAGAAGTCCCCTTCTTCTATACGGCTCGGTACTCATGCCGTCAAATGAGTATCCGTACCAGATGCGAGTTCTGGAAGAGTCGATGGTGTAACGGCAGCACATCTCCCACTGACGAGTGGACAAAGAGAAGGTACGGGTTCAAATCCCACAGACTCACTCAAAGGAATGCTCTGAACAAGTGTTCCTGCGATGTATCACTACTGAAACCTATCCCTGTGGAAGCATCATACGAAGGCGTTCAGGCTGATGGAGATTGCTCTGCGACCCCACTAGGTAGTGACAGCTGGCAGGCTTACCCGTGGCCAGCACATGCCTCCTTAGCTCATCTGGTAGAGTGCCTCACTTGTAATGAGGATGTGGCGGGTTCAAGTCCTGCAGGAGGCTCCAGTCTGTCAATGGATAGCGTGACTGAACGTGTACTACGGACCATTGGCCCTGAAGATGAGCAGGTTAGGGTAGCACCCTTACACAAAACAGCCTCATCACATGTCGGAGTAGAGAAGTTCGGTTATCTCGCCAGCCTCATAAGCTGGAGCTCGCAGGTTCAAATCCTGCCTCCGCCTCGACTTACCCCTGCGGTTCGTAACTGTTCAGCACCTCGCAAGAGACTAAGTGGTAAGCAATGCCTGTAGGGCTGACTCTGGGATGAGTATGTCCAGGAGCGATTACAGGTAAAACTAGCTCCTCTTCATCTTTCGGGATTGATTAGGTTTAGTAGTAACAACAGGTTAGACCTCGCTTCTGCAGAAGTAAGCTGACCTCCCGACAGTCGGGCGTGTGTAGACAACGATAGGTTCGCTCCAAGGAAGCACGCCGAAGTAGGAGAGTCGGGGCGGTCTGTAAAACCGTTGGGTGCACCTGAGTGGGTTCAAATCCCTCTGCTTCCACCAACAGCGGAACCCTTCGCACATCTAACCAGTGTGCCTACAGTTCTGCTGGGCCCACATCTGTTCGTACGGAGTGGTGCTCCCTTGGTCCTGCAGGACCTTGTCGGGGTGTGGGTTAGCCAGAGTAGCCGAGCATTTGCCACGGGCTCTGGGTATGTCGGTAAAGTGTTACGGTAGCACGGCGGTCTCCAACACCGCAAGCCCAGGTTCGACTCCTGGTACCCTCGCCAATCCCCATTCGTCTAATTGGCAAGACGCTAGTTTCTGGTGCTGGTTATCGAGGTTCGAGTCCTTGGTGGGGAGCCAACACCCCAGAACCGTCCCTGTAATGCTTCAAAAGTATCAACTGAATGATACTTTTGAAGTATCGGTCAAACGGCTGGGGTTTTGCACCAGTACGATTGTTTAAGACGATAAACAATCGTAAGGACAATAAGGAGTAATACATGTCGAAGAAAAAAGATAAGAGAATCGCCCATGCCGAAATGGTATGGGAGCGTGAGCAACTGCAGGCTGCCCTGGCAGTAGAGAAGATTGACAAGTCCCTCTTTGTTATTGAAGAGTATAAAGACGAGCTAACTGACGAGCAGATTGAGAACATCCGCCTTCAGGTTCAGAATCAGCGTACAGAGATTGAGAAGTTCCTGATGGCCGCTAGGGACAAGTTCGCAGCAAAACTGAATGAGTACAACCTTGAGGCTGTAATTGCCGACAGGCACGGCCTGGACCTCTCTAAGGCCCGTTCTATGACCCTTGACGAGGTTGTGGAGTCACGCATGGCCAGCGGCAACTTCGTTAAAGTGGATATTGAGGACCTATAATGCCTACCTATGAATTTACCTGCCTAGAGTGTGATGACACTATCGAGCAATTCTTTCCTATTACCCAGAAGGACCACACCCTACTTTGTGAGAAGTGTGGAAATAAAAGAAATAAAGTTTTGGGCGTAGGAGCCGTGAATTTCAAGGGGAATGGCTGGGGACACCAAGCCTAATCCTTGTTAACAAGTTGAGACCCTAGTACTTATGTGCTAGGGTCTTTTCTACAACTGAATATCGTGCGAAAAAGCTCGTACAAGAAACGACCCCAGTACTAACGTAAGGAAAGGTAAGGTCGCCTAATGAAAAAGCTCATTGCAATTGGTGCGTTTGCACTAGTAATGACAACCTGTAGCTCACCAGCTATCGGAGACCCAGGAACTAGTGCAGTAGTTCACCAGCAGGTAGAAAGGCCTGCAAATCTATTGAAACAAGCAGCCGAAGCCAGGGTAAACCTAATTCGTACTGCAGCATTAACAAGTAACACCAAAAAAGTAAACACAGTAATTAGCCAACTCAAGGGCCGAGTTCACAAGACTCGGTATGTGTTCAGTGGCGCTACTCCATCAGGATGGGACTGTTCAGGTCTTGTCATGTGGGCGTATGAACAGCTTGGCGTTAACCTTGAGCACCGTGCGTCTAAACAGCAATCTGCTGGAACAAAGGTGAAGTCTCCTAAAGCTGGAGACATTGTGGTATTCACCTATAACGGAAGCAAATCCGCTTATCACACTGGAATCTATCTAGGTCCAGACACTATGATTCACGCTGGTGGTGGAAAGGGAGATAGCACGTCTATCGTCTCTATCAGCAAGTTTGCGGGCAAGTATAGTAAAGTAAGCTATAACCGCATCATCCAAACAATCTAAGGAACATATTGGGAAAACCATTTAGTCAAAAACTCTATGACAAAAATGACGATGCAAAGTTTCAAGTAATTGACTGGCTCAATTCTGGTGACTGGGACTCAGGGGTAAACCCTGACCAGTACGGAATTGATGTTCTGGGCACCTACGAAGATACCGAAGCAATGTTTGAAGTAGAAGTAAAGCACAACTGGAAGGGACCTAGATTCCCGTACAATGAGGTACATTGGCCAGCACGCAAACTGAAGTTCGCAAAGCTAGAAGGCAACGTCTTCTTTGTTATGTTGAATCATGAGCGCAGTCATGCACTAGTAGCTAAGGCTACTGATGTTCTGGCCTCTGACATTGTAGTTAAGGCAACGAAGTACACTGCTTCTGAGGAGTTCATAGAAGTCCCTAAGAGCAAGTGTCGCTTCTTCTCCTTTACTCCAGTTGAAGGTGGGCTCACACCAAAAGACATACTCTGATATATTAATTAAGTAAATACTCCCCCACGCAGCTTAGGCGGTGGGGGAGTTGTCTTTTTGTCATACTAGAAGCTATGAGTAATCCACTAAGTGCAGCGCAGATGGCTTCAGAAGCCAAGAGCACGGGCACAGTCAACGCCCAAGGGCAAACAAAAGCTATCGGCTCTAAGGAGTACGAGCTTGGCGTAGACAGGCCTGTAGGAGAAGAGAGCTACCTTCCTACTGAAGGCATTAAGCCAGGAAGCACTACGGGCTACTAATGATTAACCGTAACGTATCCTCTACCCAGGCTAACGGCATGATGGGTGGACCTCGAGGTAAGAAGGGCACTTACCTAATGGGAAATCTAGCAGAAACTAGCGGAACAACATATGGTGGTCAGGGCCTTGGATGGTACTGGCAGGGATACCCGTCTGTAATTGGCGGAATGACCGAATACGACCCATCAGCACTCATGCCAGGCTCCAATATGGAGGCTGTCCGACAGAGCGAAGTATCTACTAGCAAAGTTGGCGGAGGAGCTGCCCAGGCAGAAGTACCCGACTACGGTGGCACTGCCGCTTATTAAACCGTTTTAATTCGTTACAAAATATGGGGAACTCAACTTAGATTGAGGATGTAATGAGACTTTTTGGAAATGTAATTATGCGCATTGTTGCGACGTTTGTCGCATCTGCGCTAGGCGTCATCGGGGCTGGCGCTATTGGTGGCGTGCCTATCTGGGCCGCTGCAATGATGGGCGGAATCTTGGCCGTAGCCAAGGTAGTAGAACTACTAGCCCTGGCATTCCTTGAAGACGGCAAGCTTACACTTGCCGAAATCAACGCTGCTTTCCGTCAGACTATTGCGCTGAAGAACGTGACCGAAGAAGAGGAGAAGCTGAAAAAATAATGAGAACCCTGCGCTTATTCGCAGCACTATTCGTAGCATTCGGTTCCTTATTTTTCGCCACTCCCGCACACGCCACAACTCTTGAAGAGTCCCAGGCAGCACTAGCTGCTGGACAGCAAGAGGTAATTGACGCTACTCAAGCCAAGTTTGACACTGCTGCGCTTGTAGCGTCCGCCAGTCAAGATGTCACGGATGCCCAGGCTGCCTACGACACAGCTCACGCTGCAAAGCTTGCAAGTGCAGTAATAACGCCTGCCGTTACTACTTCTGTGGCTCAAGAGCAGGTTATTAACGGAACCTTTGACACCGCAAATAACTGGTCAAACATTGGCATGGGGTCGCCTTCTACAGTTCTTAACTCCAACATTGCCCGTGTCTACAACGGAGTGCTCGTAGGCTCTTACATCTACAACTTTATGTCCCAAACTGGGGCCTTTCCATCCCCAGTTAGGCAAGTTACATTCTCGTATGACATGTCTAACAACAACAATAACGATGGAAACCGCCCACAGGCAGATGGCTACCGTGTAGAGTTTCGTACCTATAACGCTGCGGGTCAGCGCCTAAACTACTACAACACTGGCGACCGTGCAGACATCTTTGGCTGGACGCACTTTACCGCTACCTACACCCTGCCAGATGATGCTGTACGTTGGGACATCGGATTCCGTCTGGTGGACAACGGGTACTGGAATGGTAACTTCGCTGGAAGCCTAGACAACGTCAGCTTGATTGCTGGGGTAACTACCACTATTCCCGCTGTAACTACTTACGGTGAGACAGAGACTGCCGCAGATGTTGCGGCTCAAACTGCGCTCACTGTGGCACAGCTTGCTTATAGCTCTGCTGTGGCAGCCGATAATACTGCTCAGGCACGCCTAGACGCCGCTGTAGCAGCCCTTCCAGGACTAGAGGCGGCAGTTGTTGCGCTGACCCCTGTTCCAGCCCCAGAGCCTACCACAGAGCCTACTCCTACCCCGACTCCTGAGCAGCCTTGGTGGGCTCAGGAAAATGGTGAGGGAGAAACGGTAACTATCACAGCGCCTGCTGGATGGCAGTTCTACTCCGTGCGGGCATGGTACGGCTCCCCGACCGATGCAACTTGTGGTGCAGACGTGTCTTCCGCTCTCGGTGCGCTAATGATTGGTCAAAGCACAGTAACGGTTGCTTTGGATAACGGTACGTTTGGAGACCCTTGCGGGGGCGTAGTAAAAGTTACTCGTCTGACTTGGTCAATAGTCTTGAGCCAGCCAGTAGTGCCAGTTGAACCAACGCCAGAACCAACCCCGCAACCAACAGTTGAGCCAAGTCCAGCCCCAACAGTGGACCCACAACCCCCAGTGGTGGTAGAACCAACACCAACACCAGAGCCAAGTCCCGAGCCTTCACCAATCCCGACCACAGAACCCACCCCAGAACCAACACCAACACCAAGCCCAGCACCTGCACCGTCTCCTTCTCCAGAACCTACTCCTGAGCCTACACCAACACCTAGCCCTACGCCAGAGCCTACAATAGACCCAGCTCCTACACCGACACCTGAACCGACACCAACTGAAGAGCCAACTCCAACTCCTACCCCTGAGGAGACTGTTGAACCAACCCCTGAGCCTACCCTTCCACCTGAGGAAGAGCCAGCACCTGCACCTGCGCCGAGCGAGGAACCTGTTGTCGAGCCAAAGCCGAATGAGCCTGAACCGACACCAGAGCCAAAGCCGAGCCATCCCACCGAAGAATCCTCCGTTGCCCTAATCGAAGACCTCTCTTCGGTTGCTCCTGAGAAGCTTTCGGATGCTCAGGTGGAGCAGCTTGTAGAAGCAGCTCTCGTAGTGTTTGAGACTGCTGCACAGGGCTCTCCTGAGTACGAGCAGGCACTAGAGGCATTGGCTGTAGCTGCTCAGGCAGACGACGAAGAGCTGCCAGCAGAACTAGCCGCTATCCCACTACTGGGTGATGTTGCTGGAGCGGCTCTGGAGTTCTTCAACGACCTAGGTAACCTAGGTGCTGACATGTCTCCTAAGGAGCGTGCCAAGGCCGAGAAAACTATCGTGGGTGCCGTCATCGTCGGTCAGGTAGCATCTATGGCTACTGCAGCCGCTGGGGCAGCCGCAGCCTCTGCATCATCCTCCTCCTCAACTAGAAAGATAAAGTAATGAAGAAACTATGGAAAGGCGTCGTCACTGTCGTCCGTGACATCATCGACCAGGCTTGGACCCTCCTTGGAATGGTCGTGGCTTGGTTGGTTTTAGAGGGTTCAGCACGAGATGTTGTTGGTAACCTTATTGTCATAACGCTATTTATTTGGGTCATCACATACCGACTACGCAACCCTAAAGAATAACTAGACTAAGGATTATCATGGCTTTTACTCCATGGAAACTACCATTCCCTGAAAAAAAGGTAACAGAACACTACGGTGAGATGAGTGACTTCCGTAAGAAAAACAAAATGCAGCCTCACTCGGGTACTGACTGGGCACAGCCTGGTGGGACCAAGATTCCAGCCGTAGGTAACGGCCGAATCAAGTTTGTCGGAGAATCTAAGATTCTCGGTAATGTAATCGTCCAGTCTATTGCCGATAAAGAAGGCAACATCTGGTACATCGGTTACTGCCACCTGCAGAAGGTTCCAACTCTCAAGGTTGGCGACCCAATCAAGGTTGGCGAGACTATCGGTCTTGTCGGAACCACTGGCTCTGCATCTAGCGGAAACCACCTTCACGCCACCGCTAGCCGCAAGGTTAAGGGCGTATTTGGTGTCACCACTGACAAGGTTGACCTTGTCAAGCTAACTAACAAGAACTCAACCCCTGTAGCTCCTGCTGCTGGAAAGGTGGCTTAATAATGAAGCCTCTAGTAAAACAGATTATCGCTCGTGCGATTGGTCTCCTGTTCGCAACCTTCTTCGCTGGTACTGGTGTTGGTGCAATTGCTACCAACGGTGACTGGGTACTAGGTTCACTTATCGGTGTTGGTTCAGCATTCGCTGTTGTACTAACTACTATCGGTGTAACCCTTGCTTGGTCAGGTACTCTTGACGCACAGGACATCGCTAATGCGTTTCGAGCCGCTGTGGCTAAAGCCGCAGAAGGAAACGAAAACCTCGAAGCAGCCTTGAAGGTTGAAGAGGACGGGGACTTCACTTTCGAAGACGTCAACTGGGATTCAGATGACGAACTAGACGGTGAAGACGACGACGACGACGCCCTAGTAACACCAGGCGAAGACGCCAAGTAATGATTCCACGTAAGGTCGCAGTACCGAACAACCGTCAATCGGTTGCTTCGGTCACTGCGCCTTATCGAGGTGCTGCGTATGACAAAGCACCTAGCAATAAGCCATCGGTCCTAAGTTGGGCACAGGCAGGTCGCCAGAACTCGGAAGGGTTCGGTGGAGGCCGTCTTATTGGAGGAAAATAAGAACTACAGTTACTGCCCATAAAAGGAGTGTGCCTGTATCTCCGAAGACCCGCAGCTTTCGAGCTAGCGGGTCTTTGGAGTTTTTGGCCAACCAGTGTAGGAAAGTCATGAATAAAGTGCAGAGTAATGCTGCGGAACCAAAAATCAACGTAAGCATACTATGACTATACACGAACAATAGCGGACAATTAGAAGAGTTTATTTTCTCTAGGAGTCTTTGTGGACCAAACCCTCGCAGCCATCCTTGGCACTAGTACGCTAATCGTTGCTATCACTGGGGCACTACTGGGCCTTCGAAGCATAATCCTTCCTGTATGGAAGCGCTTCAAGTTGTTCATGGACAAGTGGGACATGTTCATGACGGACTGGGAGGGGGAGCCTTCACGCAAGGGGCGTGGACGAGTTCCTGGAGTTATGGAGCGCTTAAATAAACTAGATGGTGAGCTCAGCCATAATGGAGGTTCCTCCATAAAAGACGCTGTAAAGCGGATTGAGACCAAACTAGTCGAGATTGATGAGAGACTAGAAGAAGGCACACGTCGCTTCGAACAGATTGAGAAGAGCAAATAATGGACGGTAGACCATACATCATTCCTTCTAAGGGAATCGATGCCCCAAGTCTTTCAAAGACTAACTATGGCGAGAAGCTGGGCGGCAAGATTAAGAAGGGCATGACTGTCCTAGCCAAGGCGCACGCTGGAGACGTCAAGGAACGTAAAGCCAAAGCTGTTGCTCACGCCAAGAGCGTGGAGTTTTTGGCTAGTGCAGACGCACGTGGGCAGATGGAGCGTAGCGGTAAAGCAGCGCCTCAGTACAAATCTTCTAAGATTAACCAGCCTCACCTAGATGCTAAAGCTGGCCTTGATAAAGCTAAGTCAAATGCTAGTAGCTTTCCTTCATCACCTATGGTGAACCGACCTAGTGGTGGCTCACCAGTCATCTCTTCTTATGGAAAGAACTCCCGAGGTCGCCGTGTAGTAGCTCCACAGGGAGCTCCAGGGGCCGCAACTGCTAAGCGAGTTCCTAAGCGAGCGACAGGTACGTTTGCTCCACGACCAGGCCACGGAGGCCAAAGCGGAGCCCAATTCCGTTCTTTGTAATTAGCCTTACAAATTGACGAAAATACGTCAAGCTCGTATTAGAACTTAAGGAGTTAATCATGGCCACATGCGCAAACTGCACTAACACAGCGCTATACACATACCAGGTAACCGAGGACTTCGGCATTGACTACTGTCAGTACCACCTACCTACTTTCCTGTCTAAGCTAAAGTACACAGGGGCTTTGAAGCCTAAGGCTGTAGAACCTGTGGTTGAGGTCAAGGCTCCGAAGAAGAAGTCTTCAACACCAGTTGTTGAAGAGCCAGTTGTTGAAGAAGCCCCAGTTGTTGAGGTTGCTCCAGCAGAAGAGGCTCCAGTAGGCGAATAATGCCTATTGTACGCAAGTTTGCCGTACAGGGACACGCAGTTCCTCACGGCTACCAACGACCACTCGGACCATTCCCAGCAGAGATTTTAAGACAATCTCCTGTTGTATATGAGAACTCCGAACACACCGACTCCTTACACGAAGCACTAGACGATGTACGCATGTTTCGATGCAGAGATTGTCGAGATGTACTGTACGAGGATGAGCTCGACCTTCACGTATGTGAGGACGAGGAAGAATAGATTTCCCCGTGCACGGGAAAGTTACAAATCACTCTAGAGAAAGATAAATCATGGCAGTAAATGAAAACGGAAACCTCGTCGATGACGCAGGTAACGTAGCTGTTGACTTCGTGTGGGGAAACTTCCCACTACAGCCAAACGACGTACGTGTTGAGAACGGTGGAGCAGTCCTAGACTTCGCACTTGACAACCACGTAATCGCAGAAGCTGGATGGAACGGCTACCCACTGTACACCCCAAACACTGACGGCGAGTTTGTGTCGGGAGTTGCTTACGCAACCGTACCTAACCTAGTTGGCAAGACTGAGGCTCGTGCAACCGCACTCCTAGTTGACGCTGGCCTAGTTATCGGAACCGTAACTACCACCGCTACTGGCGCAACCGCTGACAACAACGGCAAGGTTAAGACCCAGTCTATTGCCGCTGGTGCTGACAGCATCGCCCTAGGCACCGCAGTTAACGCAGTTCTATACGCTTACGTAGCTCCGTAATAACTAATGGCTATTCCAGCTGGGCCGTCTAACTCCTCAAGTAGATACATGTCGAAAGAGGAGTTAGCGGCGCAGACTGGGGGCATCCTCTCCAACAACCCAGGCCTTAGCTACGACCGTAGAACTAGTCAGGGGCGTGCAGCAGGACGTGTGTTTAACGATGTGCTCAGTGAACTAGATATTAAGACTGGCCTCCAAGGTGCAGGCGATTTTTACTATGGGGAGCAAAAAGGCTACGGAGTACAGGAAGAGCTAGAAAACGATAGCAACCTTCCAACCTTTGTAGAGTATGACATCCCTACATCTTCCACTAACTACAGCCGTCCACGTACAGTAGCCGCTGGGTATGACCCAAGCCGTGAGACCTTGACTGTAGTCTTTCGTGATGGAACAGTGTACAACTACTATCAGATTACTAAAGAAGAATGGCTAGCGTTCTATGCCTCATTCTCCAAAGGTAAGCACTGGCTAAACTCTAAAAACTCTAAGCAGTCTTACGATGGCGTGTTCCTCGACCGACCACGTGGTGATGCAGACGTCGCTAACTTAGACCCACGAATTCTAGAAGCTATCTATAGAGTAGCTAGAACAACACAGATTCTTCAGACCAAGGTTACTCACACAAAGCTTCAAGCCCGCCCGATTACCGCTAAGGTCGGTAAGACCTACGCAGGGCAGAACCCGTCAAGAGGCGGAACCAACCCCTTCAAACAACGCAAACCACGCAGTAAATAGGAACACATGCCCAAGGTACACAACATCGGAAAAAAACACTTCGTACAATACTTCAGACTTCCAGCTGACTGGAAGGGCAAGTTTATGGTCCGTGGAGAGACGCAAGAAATTGAAGAACCCTTTCGCACTTCTAATCCACTTATGCTGAGACTTCCGTTTTATAGGGTATTAGTCTTGGGTAAGTGGACTGGCTACCAGCCAGATGAGGAAACCGCACTCAGCAGTGCGATGCAAGGACGGGTACTAAAAGATGAAGATTTTCAAGAAGGCTGGACAGCCCCAGCGTACAAAACTCCAAACGAGGATATCTGGGATTGGGACGTCTGAGCTCGTAATTTGGGCCGAGAACTCCCTCTCTGAGATTGGCCGCAACGTTGCAGGCCTTGGAGAAAAAACCTTTGAACGATACGCAGAGGCTGAGATAGCTGCTGAAGCACTGCTCGCTATCTGCCAGGAGCTAAAGAAACGGTCATCAGATGTTCTCTGAGAATGAAGAATACGAAGAAGACGATAAGTTCGAGGAGATTACTCCCGAATACTTCCAAGAAGAGCATGAGTCTCCTCTACCTGAAGACGACACGGATGACGTTGACGAGCTTACTCAGGAATTTGTAAATAGGCTTATAGATAAGCTGTTTACTTTCATGGAAGTTCTGGTAGGCCACAAACTTCACCCATACCAAAAGCCGTTGTCTAGGCGCATCATGGAGTCTGTAATCATTGGTGACGGCCAGGAAGTCACAGCTCTTGCGGCTCGTCAGTCAGGTAAGTCAGAGGTCATTGCTAATACAGTAGCCACGTTGATGATTATGCTTCCTATTCTGGCAAAGATGTACCCAGAGCTACTAGGAAAGTTTAAGAACGGCCTATGGGTAGGTTTGTTTGCCCCTACAGAAGGCCAGGCAGAAACCCTGTTCTCTCGTACCGTTACTCGTCTCACTTCTGAGGCAGCTCAAGCTATTCTCCAGGACCCTGAGATTGACGACGTTGCCGCCAAGATTGCTGGAGTTACCAAGACAGTAAAGCTCAAGCGCCTTGGCTCTACTATGACCATGATGACGGCCAACCCTCGTGCAAAGATTGAGTCTAAGTCTTTCCACCTTGTAGTTATCGATGAGTGCCAGGAAGCTGATGACTTTATTGTTAACAAGTCAATCGCTCCGATGATGGCGTACTATGCGGGAACCATGGTTAAGACTGGTACCCCTACAACTTCTAAGAACAACTTCTATAAGTCTATTCAACTTAACAAGCGCATCCAGACGGGTAGAGGAAAGCGTCAGAACCACTTCCAGTGGGACTGGCGTGAGGTCGCAAAGATTAACCCAGACTATGCAACTCACATTAAGAAAGAGATGCTTCGTATCGGAGAGGACTCTGATGAGTTTCAGATGTCGTACAACTGCAAATGGCTTCTTGAACGAGGTATGTTTATTACGTCTGGCCTCATGGATGAGCTTGGTGATACTAGTCAAGAGCTTGTCAAAGTCTGGCACAAAACTCCAGTTGTTGTCGGAGTCGACCCTGCTCGAAAGATGGACTCCACAGTTGTCACGGTGGTATGGGTTGACTGGGACCGTCCTGATGAGTTCGGCTATTTCGACCACCGTATCCTCAACTGGCTGGAACTACAGGGCGACGACTGGGAAGAGCAGTACTTCCAGATAGTCAACTTCCTGTCTAACTATGACGTACTGGCTGTCGGAGTAGACGGTAACGGTGTCGGTGACGCAGTAGCTCAGCGACTCAAGATTCTTCTCCCTCGTGCAGAAGTAGTGGCTGTGACCTCGTCTCCTACAGAGCAGTCTAAGCGCTTCAAGCATTTGCAGGCACTCATTCAGCGCCGTTCACTATCCTTCCCGTCACACGCTAAGACCCGTCGTCTTCGTGTATGGAAGCGGTTCTATCAGCAGATGACTGACGCTGAGATTCAGTACAAGGGACCGAACTTTATGGTCGCTGCCCCTGACGAGGCTTACGCTCACGATGACTTCGTTGACTCGCTGTCAATTGCCTGCTCTCTAACGCAGGAGCTGGTAATGCCGTCGGTAGAAGTTTCTTCGAATGTTTTCTTTTAGCCTGACATACCCCCTGTAAATACCTCACACTAATTAGTGGAAATAGTCGACTTTTCCATCTCTAATTTTAAGGAGTCCCCCATGGGTCTAGCCCCAGCACCTCAGTTCCCTGAGAAGGCACCACAGGCTTACGAGCGCAAGATGGCATCAAACGTTGAGCGCCGTGGTCCACTACGTTTCGAAGAGGGTGTCGCTACTGACACTGACGTTCCAAACGACTTCCAGGTTGGCGTACAGAACGGCTTTGCAGCCGCTGCTGGTCGCCCAAACCGCAACGCTCCAGTATGGCAGAAGCCTGCTGCTGAGACCCTATCTGAGCGTGCTCACGTAGGTTCAGCTTCATGGATTGAAGCACCAACATTCCTTGGTGAGTTCTCACACGGCTCGTTCTCACAGAACGCAGAGCAGACTGTTGAGACCAAGGTTGTTTCGGGTGGACGCACTCAGCGTCTAAACCCAACAGTCGTAAACGACTAATTAACTGTTTAGCAACCCAACCTCACTCTTACTTTATAGAGTGGGGTTGGGTGTTAACAGTAGAGGAGTTCTGATGGCAGACACGCCAGTTAACGAAAAGCTATACGCAATGGTTGTTGCGCAAGCTAAGGCTAAGTACACAACTTACCCATCCCCAGGTGCCTCGCACTGGGTTCACCGCCGCTATCTAGAGCTAGGCGGTCGTTTTGAAGACACCTCTGAGATTTCTCGCAAAGAGAAGCTTGTTAAGCGCATGATGGAAAACCGTATGCTAGAAAAGCGTGGACACGGTGACCACAGTGCTAAGAACGACGAAAAAAAGCACAAAGAGCGTACAGGTTACGACAAGGACAAGAAGAAGCACGGGGATAAGTAATGTCTTTTATGGACTTCTCCCCGCCGTCATACCGTGCGGCGTCATCTGACTTAACTATCTCCATCTCTCCACTAGGTCTTGTAGAGCTAGCTGATGAAGAGTTTGAGGTCCACGGTCCTCGTCTAAACCGCTACTCCCTAAACTGGGCCATGTATCTTGGCCACCACTGGGGATACCGCCGTGAGCAGGGCGAAATGCAAATCTCGGTTAACTACTACCGTGCATTCCTTGACTACATGGCTCGCTTTACTTTTGGTAATGGAGTCCACTTCCGTTCTCCTAAGGCCACTGAGGCTATCGTTCCTGCACGTCTAGAGCGTGTTTGGGAGATTGACAACGACAAGAAGAAGATTCTTCTTGAGATGGCACAGACTGGTGGAATCACTGGTGACGTATTCGTAAAGATTGCGTACGAAGAAGCATGGACTGACTCTATCGGCCGCTTCCACCCAGGCCGTGTTCGCATCCTTCCTTTGAACTCAGCATTTGCCTTCCCTGAGTTCCACCCACACGACCGTACTCGTCTTCTTAGATTCAAGCAGAAGTACCGTTTCTGGGGAACCTCTCTTGAAGGTACCCGTCAGGTGTTTACTTACACCGAAATTCTTACCGATGACATCATCGAAGAGTACATCAACGACGAGCTGATTGACTCACGTCCAAACCCACTAGGCTTGATTCCTGTCGTTCACATCCCTAACATCCCTGTAGCGGGCTCTCCATGGGGATTGTCTGATGCACACGATATTATTTCTATTAACCGTGCATACAACGAAATCGCTACTGACGTTGCAGACATCATTAACTACCACGCTTCTCCTGTTACCGTTATTGTCGGTGCTAAGGCAGCGAACCTCGAGAAGGGCGCTAAGAAGGTCTGGGGAGGTCTACCTAAGGATTCACAGGTATTCAACCTAGAAGGCGGCTCAGCGGGCCTTGCAGGGGCTATGCAGTACCTGCAAATGCTTAAGATGTCGATGCACGAGCTCATGAACATCCCTGAGACTGCACTTGGCCAGGCCCAGCCTATTTCTAACACTTCTGGTGTTGCTCTTTCTATTCAGTTCCAGCCTCTAATGAACCGTTGGACTCAAAAGATTGCTCAGTACGGTGCGGGCCTAGAGAAGATTAACGAGCTTGTCTTGCTTAACCTTGCTGTTAAAGAGCCAGAGACTTTCGCATACGACCCTGAGAAGGACGGTCCACTGGATGAGGGCAACCTAACCCAGCTAGACCCTAACGACCCTCTGACATTCGTTACCTTTGCTCACTTCCCACAGCCACTTCCACTAGACAAGATTGTTCTTTTGAACGAGCTTCAGCAGAAGATGACTATGGGTCTTGAATCTAAGGAAGGCGCTCTACGTGCTCTTGGTGAAGAGTTCCCAGAAGAGAAGCTCGCAGAGATTCGCCAGGAACTTATCGAAGATGCTGAGTCAGAAGGTTCGTTGAACCTAGTACGAGTGCAGATTCAAAAGCAGATTATGGACATGACTGGCTTTATGGCTGGTCCTGACGGAACTGCAACTCCTATCGACCCAATGATGATGGGTGATGGAGACGTTCTAGGAGATGGTCAACTAGGTGCTGAAGGCACAGACCCTGACGCTGCGACAGTAGCTCAGGAAAACCTTCAGGCCGAGGACTCAATCCGACAGACTTTGGTTGACGGCGCTTACGGGACTCAAACCCCGTCTAGGCGTGCAGTTGATAAAGAATAACTAACTATTAGTTAGTTTTAGCGAGACAAGTAATCCGTTATACGGTGAACTTATTTCGTAACAAGTGATAGGTCATGTGGCACTAATTCGGAAAACGACCAAGAGAATGAAAAGAGAATAGGTTATGCCTAACAAGGAAAACAACGAAGAGGTCACCCTAGAGGTAGCCGAAACCGCAGCCCCTTCGATGGACGCATTCAATGCAGCCGCTGAGGACGCAAGCACCAATACTGGAAAGTACACTGCTGAGGACATTGCTAAGGCACGTCAGCAGGAGAAATCAAAGGTATACAAGACTGTAGAGAACCTACAGGAGGAGCTCGCAATTCTTCGTCAGAAGGAAGCGGAGCGTGAAGCAAAGGAATCAGAACGCAAGGCAGCTCGTGTTGCCCGTGAAGCTGAAGCCGCCGCAGAGCGCAAGAAGCAGGAAGAAGCCGAACTTGAGGTTCGTGACCTTCTTTCTAAGAAAGAGCAGGAGTGGCAGTCCCAGCTTGAGGCCGAGCGTCTTGAGCGTGAAAAGGCTTTCGCCCTACTACAGCGTGAACGTGACTTCCAGGAGCTATCGGCTTATCGCCAGCAGCGACTAGAGGCAGTACGTAACGATATTGTTCCAGAACTTATTGACCTGGTTTCTGGTAACGACAAGGACGAGATTGAGAAGAGCATCGAAGACCTCAAGACTCGTTCATCAAAAATCTTCGATTCTGTTGCGCAGGTTGCACAGCAGAGCCGTAAGGAAATGGTGGGAACCCGTGTAACGGTTCCTTCCTCTGGACCCCTCGACAACGATTCGGCCTCGAACCCATATTCTCCTAACGACATTGCAAACATGTCTATGGAGGATTATGCAAAGCAACGCTCAAAGCTTTTGGGCAACACTAACCGTGGTGGACAGGGATTGTTCGGTAACTAACCTACCTAACCTAACGCTCTTGAAAGGAGCAACCTAATGGCGTCAGCTATTACAGGTTCGGGCCAGCTTGCTGGAGCCCCTACCGCATACTCAGGCAGCAACTCACAGCTGTCACAGGCAATTCAGACTATCTGGTCAAAGGAAATCCTATTCCAGGCAATGCCAATCCTTCGCTTCGAGCAGTTCGCTGTTAAGAAGACTGAACTTGGTGTAGCTCCTGGTCTACGTGTTAACTTCCTACGTTACAAGAACTTCGCAGTGGACGCTACTCCACTAACCGAAGGTGTACGTATGACCACCAACGCACTTACTGCTGAGCAGATTGCAATCACCGTTGCTGAGCACGGTTATGCTGTTGCTGTTTCGGAGCTTCTATTGAACGCTTCGTTCGACGACATCATGGCTTCAGCTTCACGCCTTCTAGGTCGCCACATGGCACAGTACCTAGACATCCAGGCACGTGACACTCTATCAGCTGCTACCTCAGCTACCTTCGGTTACAACCGTTCAGGTATCTCAGGCGGCGCTTTCACCAACTACGACGAGGGTGTTGTCGGTACCTCGATTGCTGACCTAGACGGTAACCACAAGCTTACCACTGGTGCAATCAAGGACTCAGCACTGGTTCTTGCTTCAAAGAACATCCCTCGCATTGGTGAGACCTACGTTCAGTTCATCCACCCTAAGCAGTCACGTGACCTTCGCTCGAACCCAGAGTTCATCGAAGTAACCAAGTACGCTGCTCCAGGTAACTTCATGCTAGGTGAAATCGGTCGTCTATACGACGTCGTCTTCATCGAGACCACTCAGGTCAAGAAGTTGGCTGCTAACGGCACCTACACCACCTCTTCTCTAGTTGGCGCTCCATCGTCACAGACCTCAGTTCCAGTGCTTCCAAACACTGGTCGTGGTCAGGGTGGAAACCCAGAGAACACCTCAGAAGCTACTGGTTACCTAACCTCGGCTACTGGCAACACTGCTGATGTCTACGAGTCAATCATGATTGGTGACAACGCATTCGGACACGCTATCTCGCTTCCAGTTGAGCTTCGTGACGGTGGTGTTCTTGACTTTGGTCGTGAGCACGCACTTGCATGGTACTCAATCTGGGGTCTAGGTATCATCACCGACCAGGCTATCAACAAGGTTTACACCAACTAATAGCCAAAACCTCGTGAAGGGGGCGGGGCTTCGGCCCCGTCCCCAACACAAACAAACAACCTAATACAAGGAAGAAAATATCGTGGCAACTAAACCAACTAGTCCTCAGGACATGACAGGCCGTGCAGCAGAGCTTGCGGCAAAGCAGAACGCAGAAGAGCTAGCAAAGCGCAAGGATGAGATTTCAATCTCACGTGCAGCTGAGAAAGAGCTCCTAGAGACAGCAGTCTTCGACCCTAAGAACCCAGAGAAGCCAATCTTGATTGACGAGATTGAAGAGCTGGGCGTATCGGTCAAAAACGACAAGGTAGTAATCCGTACTATTGCTGACATCGAAGATATGACTTACGGCGTCATCAATGGCACCCCACAGTCATACACTTTCAAGTCAGGTCAGAAGTACTCGGTTCCTCGTGACCTTGCAGCGTACCTAGAAAACCTAGGTTACATCTGGCGACAGTAATCGCCCCATAAGCTGTCCGTCCTGCTGGCACCCGCCCTCCTCCCAGCAGGACGGACTTTTTGCGTTTGGGCTGTATTTACACGCAGTATAAGAGAACATAAATAAGTAAGATTACGGAGGATTTGTGGCTACACTAGCTAACCTTGTTGATAAGGTCCGACTTGAGCTCGGAGACCTTGGCAAGTCGTTCGTCGTTCAGTTCGTAGCTGATGGCAGCACAAACCGATTCAACATCCACTACTCTCCATTAGACGCTGCTGGCGTATTTGTTTGGAAAAACGGCATCGATATCTCTACTACAGTTTCAGTAGAAGAGTCTACTGGAGTAGTTGTTTTTGACACCGTACCTGTAGAGGGCGACGAGATTACCGTAAGCGGTAACTACTTCCGTTACTTCACAGCAGCAGAGCTACAGAGCATCGTTCAGACAGCTTTTGACCAGCACGCTTCGGGTCACACTACTTCCCTGGGAGCGCAGCTAACCCTAGCTAACCTTCCAGTTATTGAAGACTACGCAGTCGTTATTCACGCAACAGTCCACGCACTATACACCCTAGCTACCGACGCCTCGTTTGACATCGACATCGCTGCTCCAGACGGAGTAAGCATTCCTCGTTCAGAACGTTACCGTCAGCTAATGGACATGGTTGCAGCCCGCCAAACCCAGTACAAGGAGCTTTGTGTACAGCTCGGTATTGGTATGTACAAGATTGACGTATTCAACCTACGTCGTATCTCTAAGGCTACTGGCCGCTACGTTCCTGAGTACAAGCCTCAAGAAGTAGACGACCGCAGCTACCCACAGCGCACGCACAAGCCTGCACCTACTTATGGAGACAAGGAAAGTCCTTGGCCTACTGAAGCTGGCGACCTAATCGCTTACCAGGGACGTTCTTGGACAACGTCGATTGATTTTGCAGGAGACTATACTGGCATGGCTTTCATTGCCAATCTCCTGACTCAGCGTGGCAGTGTACATGTTATCCAAAATATTAATTTAGTCGTTGACGACAATGGGGATGGAACGTACACTGCCACCCTATCTTTGACCAGAGACCAGACCTTGCGTTTGGCTGGTCGAGTTTACTGGTCTCTATCTACAGTAAATACTGAAACCGAAGAGAAGATTGAAATCTTAGGTGGAAGCTTCTTCACCCAGCGTGTTAGTGAGGCTATCCTCTAATGCCTATCAATCCAAATTCACCTATTCTTCCAGAGATGGACATTGCTCTGCTTTCTGGAACGGGACAGTTTGTCCCAAACAGCCCTGGATACCCAGAAGTAGATATTACTCTCCTTCCTGGAGTTCCTGGGCAGCGCATGGACTACACGCTACTGCCTACATTGGTAGCGTTCACATACACCCAGTCAGCAGCAGCATCCACATGGAACATCACACATAACCTACACTTCAAACCTAACGTAACTGTTTTTGACAGTTCGGGCGGCATGGTTGAAGGAAACATCGTTCATCTAACAGATAACTCCCTAACAATCAGTTTCTCTGCGCAAATCAGTGGAACCGCCACCCTATCATGACAGTCAAAAATGGATTGTGGAAAAAAACTGGGGTAAAAGTCTGCCCAGTCTGCTCTACAGAAAAATCTGTGGAAGAGTTCAAGTTGAACACTTCAGGAGTGCCTGGATGGTGCAAACCTTGTACTACGGAAAAAATGCGGGGCTATCAAGCAGCACGTCGTTCTGAGAATAAAGAGCGACTAGCTGACTGGAATCGTAAAACTAGATACAACTTAACACCAGAAGAATACACATACATGGTCATAGAGCAAGGCGGCAAGTGCGCCATCTGTAAGGACGTCTCAGATGGACTTTGCGTTGACCACGACCACAACACAGGTGAGGTTCGAGGACTTCTTTGCCGTAAATGCAATACGGGAATAGGAATGCTACAAGACAACCTGGAAAATCTTAAAAATGCAGTGGCTTACCTAGCCCAAACACAAGAAAGTAGAAACTGATGTCACGTAGTTTCCTCACAAGCCTCAATCTAAACAAGAATGAGCTTCTAAATGCACGCATCCAAAACCTAGCCACTCCTCCTAGCAGCCCTGCAATTGGTCAGGTTTACTACGACACCACTCTTGGCGCTCTTCGCCAGTTCAATGGAACTGTATGGAAGACCTACACCAAGGCTGGCGACATCGTCAATGACGATATCGCAGCAGGTGCCGCAATTGCTTTGTCAAAGCTTGCTACTGACCCACTAGCTCGTGCTAACCACACTGGGACTCAGCCAGCTTCTACTATCTCTGACTTTGACACTCAGGTCCGTACCAGTGCCCTAAACCAGATGACTGCACCTACTGCAGACGTCTCGTTGAACAGCCACAAGATTACTAACCTAGCAACTCCTACTACGGGCACTGACGCTGCTAACAAGCAGTACGTTGATGACGCTGTAGCAGGGTTGACCTGGAAAGATGCAGTAAATCTTCTAGCGGGCAGCAACGTTGCCCTTTCTGGCTCTACTGGAACTCTAGTTATTGATGGGCACTCAGCCCTAACTCAGGCTCATGGGGAAGGCTACCGCCTACTCTTGATTGGCCAAAACACTGTTTCTGAAAATGGTATCTACGTATACGCAGACAACGGCTCTACTTATACCCTGAGCCGTCCTGCTGACGCAGACACTCCTGCAGAGCTAGTCGGAACCTCTGTATTCGTTATGGAAGGCGCTACATACGGCACCTCGTCATGGGTACAGTCAAACCACTACATCACCTCTTTTGCTAACCAGAGCTGGGTACAGTTCAACGGTGCTTCACAGATTACCGCAGGTACTGGTCTAAGTAAGAACGGCAACACACTAGATGTAAACGGAACTGCTAACCGTATTACCGTTGGTGTCGACTCTGTAGACATTGCATCTACTTACGTAGGTCAGACATCAATCACCACTCTCGGAACTATCACTGCTGGTACCTGGAATGGTACTGACGTTGCAGTTGCAGACGGTGGTACTGGAGCTTCTACCGCAGCTGGTGCAAAGGCTAACCTAGGCTTCACTACTAAGTTTGCAGGAAACAACCCTCTACTAACTCAGGTTAGCGGTTCGGTTTCTTGGGAAATCACCCACACCTGCAACAGCGAAGACGTTGTAGTCCAGCTCCGTGAGCGTGCTACTGGTAACACTGTAGAGGTAGACGTGTCTATCGTTGACTCTGACACAGTGGTTCTTGCTTGGGTATCTTCAGGAAACGTTCTTGCTGACACCTACCGTGTAGTTGTTGTAGGTTAATAACCTAACCCTAAGGATTAAGTTTGTCTAGGAAATTCCTCTCCCCAATCAACCTGACGCATGGCGCTACCCTGCCTGCGTCGGGAAACATTGGTGACCTGTTTTACAAGTCTGACGAACTTAAAATCTATGTCTATGACGGCATCTCTTGGGTAATTGCCCAAGGAGCCTCTTCTGGCGGAGGAGGTGGCGTAACTGTTTCAGCTACGGTACCTGCCTCTCCAGCCGAAGGAGACTACTGGTTTGACTCAACTACCACCAAGAGCTACATCTTCTACGACAGCTACTGGATTGAAGTCGGTTACTCAAGCAGCGGCTTTATGGTCTCTGCTACGGCTCCGACATCACCTTCTGTAGGAGATACCTGGTTTAACAGTACTAGTGGACAGTTCTTTATCTATTATGACTCTTATTGGGTGGAGCTCGGTGCGGGTCCTCAGGGCCCTCAAGGTCCAGCAGGTCCAGCAGGTGCTGCTGGCGTCGTCACTAACTACATTCACCCGTTCTTTTTCTAGGAGACAGACATGGCAACCACATACAAAGTTTTCGGTCAGGCTAACCCTTCGGCTACTACTGCGACGACTCTTTACACCGTCCCTGCCGCTACTCAGGCAATTGTCAATAACTTGACTATCTGTAACCAGGGTGCCGCTGGCACTTTCCGTGTCGCTGTTCGTCCCGCTGGAGCCACTTTGGCTGCGCAGCACTACCTAGCGTACGACACCCCTATTGCTGCTAATGACAGCATCACTCCTGGATTCACAATTTCTATGGGGGCTACTGACGTCCTTACTGTTTACGTATCTACTGCAAACATGAGCATCACCGCTTCTGGGGTAGAGCTGACCTAATGAAATACTCGTCGTCTATTCAGCGCTCCAGTATAAAGACCTTTGTCAGGTCGGTGAACTCACGGGGTGCTTTTGTGCCTGTTCCACCTGTAGTTACTGGTGGGACACTGACCTCAGACTCAACCTATTACTACCGCACTTTTACTGGTAACGGGAACCTAGTGGTCTCTAACTCCAATTTAACGGCAGATGTACTCATTGTTGCTGGTGGTGGCGGAAGTGGTAACGGTAACGGAAGCGGTTACGAGGCTGGTGCTGGTGGTGCTGGTGGAGTTATCCAACTCACATCACAAAGCATCTCTACGGGAACATTTGCAATTGCTATCGGTGCTGGAGGTGGCGGCGCTGTACAGGGCACAAATACTACTGCGCTATCTTTGTCTGCCGTTGGTGGAGGTTATGGCGCTAGCGGAAACACCACAGGTGGTGCTGGTGGTTCTGGTGGTGGTGGCGCTCACCCTTCTACTGCTGGTGGTGCTGGAACAGCTGGACAAGGTTATGCGGGCGCAACTCCATCAAAGACATCATCAGGTGGTGGTGGTGGTGGAGCCGCAGAGCCAGGAAATACCGATGGCCCAGGCTCAGGTGGAGACGGAATTCTCTGGCTAGACGGCAACTATTATGGCGGCGGTGGTGCTGGAAACCAGGCTGCAGATGGAATTCAAGGAACACCTGGACTGGGTGGTGGTGGCTCCTGCTCAACTAGCCTAAATGCTGCTGCAACAGCGGGAACGGCAAATACTGGTGGCGGTGGCGGTGGCCCACTAAACCAAAACGGTGGCGCTGTTGCTGGTGGTTCTGGAATTGTTATTGTTCGTTATCTAAAGACAGCGGTGGCAGCATAATGGCAGCGATTGATTTTCCTAACTCCCCAACAGTGGGTCAGGCACTCACCGTAGGTGGTAAAACTTGGGTATGGGACGGGGTCACCTGGAACGCCAAGACAACACTAACTCGTGCTGTGTCTGATACCGCACCTACTTCTCCTGTGACTGGTGACGAGTGGTTCAACTCTGCTACTGGTCGTTTGTACACTTACTACGACTCTTATTGGGTTGAAATTGGCGCTAGTGTTGCTGGTGCTACTGGTCCAGCAGGTGCAACCCCAACCGCTGGAAAAATCATTGCTATGTCGATTGTCTTTGGAGGATAATAAATGACTGCACCTAACATCGTAAACGTAACAGCTATTACTGGAAAAACTTCAGTTCTTCTGCCTACTACAACTGCGACGGACATTGTGGCAAATGCCAGCTCGTCTTCTACTTTGGTAAAGATTAACTCTCTTGTTGTCGCAAATGTTAACGGCACCTCAGCAGCTACTATCACAGCGTCTATTTATCGCTCGTCTACTGAGTACAAAGTCGCCCACGTAATTTCAGTACCTGCTGGTGCAACATTAATTGTTCTAGATAAGGCTTCTCAGATTTATCTAGAAGAAGGTGACTCTCTTCGTTTGACCGCATCAGCAAACTCGTACCTAAGTGCGGTTTGCTCGTATGAAATAATCGCCTAATGACTAAGAGTCACGCAGGTATAGGAAACTACATAGGTGCCCTTGGTTCCTATGCTACTGGTGGAAACTTTACACTTAGGTCCGCCCAACAGTTAGCGACTTCGGGTAGCTGGGGAAACATTCAGATTACTGGTGTGCAGTACCTGGTCATTGCTGGTGGTGGCGGTGGAGGTGCCTTTGGTCAAGGTGGTGGAGGCGGTGCTGGAGGTTACCGTTCATCAGTTACTGGTGAAGCTTCGGGAGGCGGAGCTTCTGCGGAGAGCACGATTACGCTACTATCTGGCCAGCAGTACACGGTTACCGTTGGTGCTGGAGGTGCTGGGGGTAGCACGGATGGGTCAGTAGGAACTACTGGGAGCTCATCTGTACTGGCAACTATAACCTCCCTCGGTGGTGGTGGTGGTGGCTCTGGAGCAAATACTGGCCTAACTGGTGGTTCTGGTGGTGGTGGTGGTGGTGCCAACGGTGGTGCAGGAACATCGGGTCAAGGTTACCGAGGCGGTAATCAGACTGGCGCTGGCGGAAGTAACTACCCTTACACCTGGCGTACTGCTGGCGGTGGCGGTTCTGGTGGCCAAGGTGCTGACGGAAGCTACGACTCTGGTGGCCGTACAGGTGGTGCGGGAACTACTTCAAGTATTACTAGCTCCTCAGTAACTCGTGCTGGTGGTGGAGGTGGTTCTGGTAGCCCTAACTCTACTGGTGCAGGTCAAGCAGGTGGCGGTGACGGAGCTAAGGTAGGTGAGCCGTTTGCTTGCTGTAACTCTAACGCTACTGCAGGAACTGCAAACACTGGCGGCGGTGGCGGCGGTGGTGGTAACTACAACTATGACCGAACAGCTAACCTAGTAGGCCAAGCAGGTGGTTCAGGAGTCGTAGTACTTAGGTACTCAACTTCATTTCCAGCAGCGGCTGCTACAACTGGCTCCCCAACGTACACCGTATCTGGTGGTTACAGAATCTACCAGTGGAACGCCTCTGGCTCTATAACTTGGTAACAAAAATTATTTAGAAAGTATTGGTGCAAGATGCCGAATGGTGGAATTATAGGCCCAGCTAATGCCATCAGTGGCGGTGTAGCAAGAGGAATTTGGAGACTAGAGGAAGAGTACTCTGCTATTAAGGCAGCTACTTGGCCAATGCCGTTCTCTATAATCACCTCAGGATTGATTTTAAACTTAGATGCGGGGAATACGGCCTCGTATCCAGGTTCAGGAACTACCTGGACTGACCTAAGCGGGAATGGGTACCACGGAACCCTAGTTAATGGGCCCACGTACAGCTCCTCGGGGAGCGGCAGCATTGTTTTTGATGGGATTGACGACTACGTTTCTGGAACCCTGCCTTCGACCGCTGTAACCAACATCACTCTTCAGGGCTGGGTAAACGTACAGCCTGGTCGTAAAGGTCCGTTCTTTCGTTTCGGCAGCAATAACGGAGGCTATTCTATCGGTCAGGGCTCGTCCTACTACACTCAAACAGGGCAAGAGATTGTAATACTGTTCTCGGCTATACGATGGATAAGCACAGGCGTTAACTGGGATACTGGTTGGCAAATGGTTACTCTGGTGTTGGATTCGTCAGGTATCCCTAGCGCCTATAAAAATGGTACTTTAATAGGTAGTTACTCAGGGGCAACCTCTAGTGCGCCATCGGGGTCTTACGAGCTCGCTAGAGTAATTGGTGATGAGCCAGGAGGCGGTGGACCTTGGACAGGTAACGCATCAACCTTTTGGGCGTATAACCGAGCGTTATCTTCTACGGAAATTACTCAAAACTTCAACACAACTCGTGGCCGCTTCGGTATCTAAGTAGCCCAATAAAACTTTTAGTAAGAAGGTAAAATCGACTTATGGCTATTGACTTTCCTAACTCCCCAACAGCAGGGGATACTTATACCGTAAATGGTAAGACTTGGTCTTACACGGGCTCCCGTTGGGAGAATGTAGTCACGTCTTTAACAAAGGCCGTAAGAAATGTCAGCGCAGACACTGCGCTAGCCTCTGGCGATAAAAACCAAATCGTTAGATTTACAGGCTCTTCTGCTCAGACTCTTACAGTAAACAATGTTTTGTCTGCAGGAGACTCCACTAGTGTATTTCAGGATGGCACGGGAGCAGTAAATCTTACTGCTGGCTCTGGCGTGACTCTGATGAGCCCAGCTACGTTTGCTACCAGAAAACAATACTCTAAAGTAGACATTAACTGCGTAGCGTCGGGCCAATACCGACTTTCAGGAGACCTGGTCACTGGTGCTACCGTAACTGGCGGAACACTGACCTCAGACTCAACCTATTACTACCGCACTTTTACTGGTAACGGCACGCTTCTAGTTGAAAATGCTGGATTGGCTGTAGACATTCTTGTCATCGCTGGCGGAGGCTCTGGTGGTGCTGGAACTGGTGGTGGTGGTGGTGCTGGTGGTCTAATTAACATCTCAGGTTACCCACTTACCGCATCTTCATACACAGTAACTATTGGTGCTGGTGGCACAAATGACTCGGTAGACATCGGAACCTCTGGAGTTAACACCACCGTTAGTAACGGGGCCAGAACCCTTACTGCTCTAGGTGGCGGTTACGGTGGTTCCTCTGAAACTGGGTCACCTGGACCAACTTTCAACGCTGCAAGTGGTGGCTCAGGCGGTGGTGCCCAAGGATACTACGCTGGAAACACTACTCCAGGCTCGGCAACACAGCCGTCTACAACTAATGACGGCGTAGCAACTTACGCTACTACAGGTTTTGGTAACGCTGGAGGCTCTCCAAACACAATTCCACAAGGCCACTCTGGTGGTGGTGGTGGTGCTGGTGCCGCAGGTGCTAACGGAACTACGGGTGCTGGTGGTGCGGGTCTACAGCTAAGCATCTCAGGAACTGCTCAATGGTATGCAGCTGGAGGTTCTGGTGGCGCAAACGGAACAACTTCAACAAATGGCATAGGTGGTTACCACGTATCTCCTAGCGGCACCGCAGGTGCCACTAACACAGGCTCAGGTGGCGGTGGTGGATACGGTCACGCTGACGGATTTGGTGGCGCTGGTGGTTCTGGAATCGTTATTGTTCGCTACCTCAGAACGGCGGTTGTATAATGGCTATTGATTTTCCTAACTCCCCAACGCTAAACCAAACGCACTCAGTATCTGGTCGCACATGGACTTGGAACGGCACTACCTGGGATACTCAAACAGCCGCTGCTGGTAAATACCTTGTATCTGATACGGCCCCATCTAGCCCTACTACTGGAGATTCGTGGTTTGACTCCGTTTCAGGTAAGTTCTTCATCTACTACGACAGTTACTGGGTAGAGTTCGGCACCTCTTCAGGGCCTACTGGAGCTGCGGGCACTAACGGTACCAATGGAACTAACGGTACCAATGGTGTTGATGGAGGCTTTAACTCAGCACAGACTATAGACAGCAAGTCTGCTGCTTATACCCTTGTATCTGGTGACGCTGGCAAACTGATTACCAACTCGGCTGCGGTCACCATTACTGTGCAGGGACTGTCTGTAGGTCAGCAGGTTGACTTCTTGCAGACTAACGCCTCGCAGTTTACGTTTACCGCAGGTGCGGGTATGACTTTGGTGTCTAAAGGCTCAAAGCTAAAGACCTCCGCCCAATACTCCCCTGCAACTATTAAGTGCATCGCTACTAACTCATACGTTCTTATCGGAGACTTGGCTGCGTAATGGCTTGGTCTGCAGGATTAGTAGGTGCCGCAGGGGCTAGTTTAACCAACCTTGTAGTATTTGACGCTACAACGGGCCCTAATAGCTCCGTCACTGGTGGCTGGCACTATGAGCACTGGGATGGTGGAACCCAGGTTTCTATTGGAACAAGCTCCACTGCGGTGTACACCTACGCACCATACTGGTCTAACGGTGCTGCGGTTGCCAATAACAACATTGACACTACTGGCGCTGTCTCAGTCACAGTAGAAGTTGAAGGTAACGCAGCTTCGTATGGATACGCTGGTGTGAGCTTCCCTGGTGGAGGAATCACGGTCGTTGCTGACGGAAGCATAAACAGCCGTCCTAGGACAACCTTAACGGGGGCGGTAACTAACGGTGGTGTTGGAAAGCTTAACTTCTGGGCCGCTAACACCTATAACTACTGCTACCTCTACAAGGTAGTAATTAACTATGTTTAAACTCAATAACTTCTGTAAAATGAAGACAATCTAAGGAGAAACAACTATGGCTCACTGGGCTGAACTTGATGAAAATAACGTCGTCCTACGGGTACTAGTAGGAGACAACAACGACCCTAATGGTGACGAAGGTTACCAGTGGTTGGTTGACAACCTTGGTGGAACCTGGGTTAAGACCTCGTACAACGCTACTATCCGTAAGAACTACGCAGGTATCGGCTACGTCTTTGATGAAGAGCGTGATGCGTTTCTTCCTCCTAAGCCATACGATTCATGGATTCTAGACGAAGAGACTGCTCGCTGGTACGCCCCTGTAGAACGCCCTGCCGATGACGGCTTCTACGAATGGGATGAAGAGACCCTTAGCTGGGTAGCTTTTGAGGCCCCTGCGGTATAGTCGCAGGGTAAACTTGTTACATGCCCGCTATTGACTTTCCTAATGACCCTACCGCAGGGCAGGCCTTTACCTCTAACGGTAAGACTTGGATTTGGAGCGGAAGCATTTGGGCACTCCGTACCACTACCGCTCAGCTAACTGCGTATGACATTGCCGTTAACAACGGTTTTGTGGGCACCGAAGCTCAGTGGCTAACTTCTCTTAGAGGGGCTACGGGAGCTACGGGCGCTGCTGGGCCTCAGGGCCCTGCAGGAAACCTGTACGGTAATCTTGACGGTGGAGCGTCTAACAGCACTTACGGCGGGCTTACAGCCATCTCTGGCGGAAACTGGAACGGTGTCTAATGGCAGTTCAAATACAATGGCGTCGTGATACAGCAGCTAACTGGACTGCTAACAACCCTACTCTTGCTCAGGGTGAACCTGCTTACGAGACCGACACAAACAAATTCAAGATTGGTAACGGCTCAACCGCTTGGAACTCTCTTGCTTACGGCGGCCTTTCAGGCGTAATGAACAGCCCAATCATTACAGGTGCGGGACAAGAAACTATCGCAATTCGCCCCGTATCATTTGCTGGTTCAAATGTCGACTTGTCATATGGGGCGGTCCACTACTTCATATCAAATGCCACGGCTAATGGCGCTATAAACATTCGTTATAGCTCCACCGTTTCTCTAAACTCTTTTATGGCAGTCAATACCTCTGTGTCTATCATCCTGGACATCACTAACGGTTCAACTGCTTACTACCCGACTAGCTTCACTATCGACGGTACTTCTGTAACCCCTAAGTGGAACGGTGGCACAGCCCCTACTAGTGGAAACGCTTCTTCTATTGACCGCTACGCAATCACTATCGTGAAGACAGCCTCAGCAACTTATACCGTATACGCAACTCAAGTTAAATTCGCCTAGGAGTAACACATGCCATTTTTGGGTGTCGCTGGTCTTGGCGGACTTTTTGCGTTTCTGAAAGCTGAATCAAAGCCAACTGATGTATTTGGTGGGGTTCTTTCTGAAGACTCAACTTATTTTTATCGTACCTTTCGTGGCAGCGGCTCTTTTACAGTAACTGGAGGAACTCTGGCTGCTGATGTGCTTGTTATCGCAGGCGGTGGTGGCGGTCAGGGTGGCGGCGGCGGCGCTGGAGGCCTTCAAGGATTCCTTTCTCAAAAGTTAACTCCGACTTCGTACACAGTTACTGTTGGTTCTGGTGGCGCTAATAACGCATCAGGAACTAATTCTCAGTTTGGTAGTTTGACCGCATCTGTAGGTGGCGGCTATGGCGGTTCATGGCAGCAAGCATCGGGTGGTTCTGGCGGTTCTGGTGGAGGTGGTGCTGGTACACAAAACTCTAGCAATGCTACTGGTGGCGCTGGAACTGCTGGCCAAGGAAACGTAGGTGGTGGCGGTTGGACTGGAGGCGCTTCTCCGCTTGGTGGTGGCGGTGGTGGTGGTGCGGGCAGTGCAGGAACAACTGCTACTAGCACAACTGGTCAACCAGGCGGAAACGGTGTAGCCACGTACTCTTCTTGGCATACTGCTACTGGTACAGGGGTATCGGGATACATCGCTGGTGGCGGTGGCGGTGGCGGTTCAGCCGCAGGTTCTGCGGGCGGCTCTGGCGGTGGCGGTACAGGTAACTATGGCTCTCCTACTGCAGGTGCAAGTAATACAGGCTCAGGCGGTGGAGGTTCCTATACTGTTAGTGGAGGTGCTGGAGGTTCTGGTATTGTCATTGTGCGCTATGAAAAAACAGCTGTGCAAGCGTCTACTAGTGCTTATGAGCTTATTGGAACTATTTCTCTAACCTCTGCACAAACGTCAGTAACTTTTTCTGGAATTCCTGGTAGCTATAAGCACCTGCAGGTAAGGATGCTAACTAGAAGTGATTTTGGTAGCACAAGCGACGCTCTGAATATACAAGTAAATGGAGATACAACTGCTTCATATAGCCGCCACTGGCTTGAAGGTAACGGCTCTAGTGTTGGCGGATTTGTTGACACCTCTGCCACTAAAGCCTGGCTGGGCCGAACTGTTGCGGATGGAAATACAGCAAATGTTTACACTCCCTGGATTGTCGACATTTTGGACTACGCACAAACAAATAAAAATACCACGATACGCAGCTTTAGTGGCAATGTGGTAGGCACAATTAACTATGTGACATTTGCATCGGGGCTTTGGTATAAAACACCTGCGGTTACATCGTTGACATTCTTAAACAATACTGGTGGATATAAATCTGGTTCACGCTTTTCACTTTATGGGATACGAGGTTAGTCCATGGCAGACGCATTAGTACAGTTGGCTACTATCACCCTTACATCTGCGCAGTCTTCGGTGGTGTTTTCTAACATACCTACAAATGGATTTAAGGATTTACACCTTGTCTGTAAGCTGGGAGTATCTAGCGCCAACGGTGGTGGATTTATTTTTAATAATGACACTACTAGTGGAAACTACTCTTGGGTTCAAATGCTTGGTAGTGGCTCGTCTACCTTATCTAACTCAGGTGCTCTAGCTAACAATAGTATGGCTATTTCACCAAACTACAACTTACCTACATCTTTAAGTTTAAATTTTACAATGGACATTATGGATTACTCTGCGACTGATAGACATAAGACTATGATTTGGCGAGCAGACGACGCAGCTCAAAATACCCTAGCGATTGTTGGGCGCTGGGCAAGCACGAATGCCATTACTAAAATTGACTTGTCAGCTAACGTCACTACCTGGCTTGCTGGAAGCACCTTCTCTTTGTACGGAGTAGTAGCGTGAGTTATACCTTAATTTCTACACAGACTGTCGGAGCTGGTGGAGCTGCAAGCATTGATTTTACAAGCATTCCTCAGACTTACACTGATTTGATTGTTGTCTTTTCTCTACGAGGAACAGTGTCTGCGGGAGTTAGCAACGTAAAGCTTACATTTAATGGTTCAACAACAGGCTATTCTGGTAGAACACTTATGGGCTTTGGCTCTGGAGCAGGTTACTCTGAAACAAACGTTGACCAGTATTCAACTCCGTGGCCTTTTATCAATCTTTATGCCAATGTCGGCAGCACATCTACAGCCAGCACCTTTTCAAATGGTTCACTATTAGTGCCTAATTATACGGGAAGCGCTAATAAGTCTGTAAGCATCGATTGGGTAAATGAGACTAATGCGACTGCAGCTTGGTCTGGTATTAACGCAGGGCTCTGGTCTAACACCTCAGCAATTACCTCACTCAGTCTCGGTGCCTACTCTGGAAACTTTGTGCAATACTCAACCGCATCACTTTACGGTATAAACCGTATTCCTACAGCTACTCTAGGAACTACTCCTACAGTTGACTACCTGGTAGTCGCTGGTGGAGGTACTGGCGGAGGCTATGTAGGTGGTGGCGGTGGAGCTGGCGGTCTTCTAACTGGTTCGGCTTTTTCCGTTGCTTCAGGCTCACCTATTACCATCACCGTAGGTGCGGGTGGTGCAGGTGGCGCTGGCTCGGTCAGCAATGGTAGCAGCTCTACCTTCAGCTCAGTAACTGCCGTTGGTGGTGGACGTGGTGGTCAGGGTGGTGGCGGTGGCCAAGGTCCCGCAACCTCTGGTGGTTCAGGCGGTGGTGGTGGTTCGTCTACAGCTTCACCATCGACGCTGGTTGGTGGTGCTGGAACTTCTGGTCAAGGATTTGCTGGCGGTAATTCTGGAGGCATGGGTGGCTCGTATCCATCTGGTGGTGGTGGTGGAGCTGCTGCAGTAGGAGTATCTCCAGCATCGACTAGTACAGGCGGTGGAAACGGTGGGGCGGGTGCAGTTAGCACTCTTACTGGTACTACTATGTACTACGCAGGTGGTGGCGGTGGAGCTAACTCTAACGCTAGCGTTTACTTGCCTGGAACTGGTGGTCTTGGTGGTGGAGGAAATGGTGCACTGCATAGCAACGCCGATGGTTCGGTGGTTACTCCTGCTACAGCTGGACTAGCAAACACTGGCGGTGGCGGCGGTGGCGGAGGCTCTGCGGTCGGTAGTGGTAGCTCAAATACTTCTCTAAGTGGTGGTTCTGGTGTGGTTATTATCCGCTACCCAGATACTTACAACCCACCTTCAGCTACTACAGGTTCCCCATCTGTCAAGTACATCAATGGTTACAGGGTGTATACCTGGACCGCATCTGGTTCAATTACTTTCTAGGAGATAAATAATGACTGAAATTCTAACTAAGGCCGTATGGAATGGCGACACTGGCGAGACTGAGATTGTCCCGCTTAGTGCAGAAGAGCTAGCTCAGCGTGAGCTGGACATCGCTGCTGCAGCTACTGCAGAAGAAGAGCGTTTAGCGGCTATTGCTGCTGAAGAGCTCGCTAAGGCTGATGCTATTGCTGAGCTAAAGGCTCTAGGCCTAAGCGACGCTGCTATCGCAGCCCTTACTAAATAGGCTTACCTGGCTGCAGGTAGGAACACAAAACCCCGACAAGGTTAAGGTAATGGCCCCGTTTAATTATGGGGCCATTACTCATTTAGCCCGCAATCTACCCTGCGATAAGGGAAAATAGAACTCTACGGAGGTTTCTCTTGCCAGGTTCAGTAAAAATTAGTGGTGCTCAGCGCACTGTCGCTGCCCCTTACGTAAAAGTAAATGGTACTTGGCGTACTGCAAGCATTGCTTACACTAAGGTAGCTGGAACTTGGCGTCAGTGGTATGCCGCTAGCATTACTGATGACTTTAACCGTGCAGATGCAGCTTCCCTTGGGACCGTAAGTAACGGAGTTACCTCCTGGACAAATACTAGAGGCACATGGGCAATCGTATCCAATGCTGCTGTTGGTTCTGGAACTACTCCGCTAGCCTCTGTAACTAACCCGCTGCAGTCTTCTAACTACGAGCTAAAGCTAGACCTACCGTCTGGCTCAGGCTCAGGCCTTGCCTTCTGGGTGACAGACGCAGACAACTGGTACGGCGTAGTAAGCGGAGCTACAAGCACAACTACTTACTCTTGCCCTAATGGCGGAACACTATCAGGCACTACCTGTAGTGGTACCAGTACCTATGCGGCTAGCTCTTCTACTACCACTGTCTCAGACCCTATGTACTACAGCTGTCCATCAGGCGGCTCACTAAGCGGCACTACTTGTTACACCACCAGTACTTATGGCGCTCAGATTAACTGTTCTGGCCCGTACTACTACAACCCTGGCGGCTCTAGTACCTACAACGCAGGCCCAGCAACCTACAGCGGCGATACCTTTGCTAAGTCTAGCGGCGGCAATTGCGCTAACTGCAGTTCAGGCCAAAACTGTTACAGCGGAGGCTGCTACAACCGTGGGTACTACTGGTGTCCTGGTGGCGGTGTCGCTATTAACATGGACTGCTACATAACTACCACCACTCCTGCAGGGTGCAGTTCTGGTAGCCAAGGCACCCCTTGTGGTAGCGGTTGCTACAGCTACAGCTACAGCTGCCCATCTGGCGGAACTCTAAGCGGCAGCACCTGTACTGCTAACGGCTCGTACTCAGCACAGGCTAATTATCCAACTCACCAAGAGACCACTTACTCTTGCAACTCTGGGGACACTCTTAACGGGACTACCTGTACTCACCCATTCTCGTACTCAGCCACTGGCACCACCGTTTACGATTACTTCTACAAGGTAGTTCGCATGGCTGCTGGAACCCTGTCTACTTTGGTTCAGTACACAACTCCATCAAGAGTTGCTAGTCTTAAAGTATCCACCTCTAATAGCTCTATTACAGCAGTTGCCTACACGGGAGCAGCTCAGACAGGTACTGTTATAACAAATAGTTATACAGCTACGTCTCCTGCTCTTACAGCGGTTGCTGGAATTGTTGGAGTAGGAGCTGGGTACCAATCAAGCAACACCGTGGATAACTTCAACCTTAAGTAGGACTACATGGAACCTGTAAAAATCGAAGACCCAAAAGAACGATACGAAATCTGCAAGTCTTGCCCTGAATTCTTTAAGCCAACCAGACAGTGCCGTGAGTGCATGTGCTTCATGTCGGTAAAGACTAAAGTACACGAGGCTACTTGCCCACTAGGAAAATGGTAACCAATATGGACTACACACTAATCCGCACTGCACACGGCCCAGCTGTTCTAGGAGATGGAGAGGTTCTCTTCCTCAACCAGTTCCAGCAGCTAGTTGACTATATTGATGCTGACCCTAACTTCCTGGAGAATGCCAAGAAGTTTGTTTCAGATGAGATTCGTCAGCTAGGTAACGACATCGCTGATAGTTTCTACAAGCCAGTGCTTGGAGGAGACCTTACTCAGCTATTGCACATGTATTTGAACTCGGTACAGCTTATCGCTCAGCTAGAGCACAACTTTATCCCGAGTCTGCAGCACCGCTAGAAAGGTTCCCACATGCGTGGAGGTAACGAAGGAAGCGATAGAAGTAGTCGCTTCGGCATGGACTACGAAGCTAAGTCTATCTACGAAGGTATGGCCGAAGAGCTTGGTGGTACCGTAGGCGTAGATGTTGACTGGTTCCGTTGGCAAGAATACTGGCTAGACGATAATTATGTTGATGTCGTAGATGACATCTATGATGTATCTAGCTCAGAGCCTGGCAAGGGCCGCCGATGGATGCTTCCATTTAAGATGCCTGCAATCATGGCGCAGTTTATTCGTGGTAGTAACATCATGAACGAACGTGGTTTCTACGTAGCTGACACCCTGCGCCTAGTACTAAACGTAGGCGACGTACAGCGCCTAGTTCCTGGTTTGATTACCGATTCAAACACGCACATTAAAGATAGAATAATCTACCGTGGTGAAGTCTTTACTCCTACACGAGTTCTACCTCGTGGAGCTTTTGGTTACAAGTTTGCTGTCGTAACTATCGACTGCAACCAGGTAAACCCTGAGGAACTAGTGAACGACCCACAATTCACTAAGTACGCATCGTTCCCTAAGACAGAGCGCAGAAATGCCGTTTAAGTCCCTAGCTCAGATGCGTCTGATGTACTCTAAAAATCCTAAGATGGCCAAAGAGTGGGCATCTAAGACCCCCAATATTAAATCTCTACCAGAAAAGGCAAGTAAGAATGGCTGAAAAGAAAAAGGAAACCTCTAAGAAGGACCCTCGTCTAGCCCGTGCTGGAGTTACTGGATACAACAAGCCTAAGCGTACGCCTGGGGCCGCAAAGTCACACGTAGTTGTGGCTAAGGAAGGTGACCAGATTAAGACTATCCGCTTTGGTCAGCAGGGCGTATCAGGCTCTCCTGAGAAGAAGGGCGAGTCTGAGGCATATCGCAAGCGCCGTGAATCATTCAAGGCTCGTCACGCCAAGAACATCGCTAAGGGAAAGATGTCAGCTGCTTACTGGGCTGACAAGGTTAAGTGGTAATGGCTGAGAAGAAAAAGGCTACTAAGTCTAAGGTCAACGAGGCAGGCAACTACACTAAGCCTGGTCTTCGTAAGACTATTTTTAACCAAATCAAAGCTGGCTCTAAAGGTGGCGACCCAGGTGAATGGTCTGCCCGTAAGGCCCAGCTTCTCGCTGCTGAGTATAAGAAGCGTGGCGGAGGATACAAGGACTAATGGCTAAAGCAAAGTCCCAACAGTCTTTAGATAAGTGGACAGACGAGAAGTGGAAGACCTCCGACGGTAAGCCGTCTAATGGTAAGAAGCGGTATCTTCCTGAAAAGGCCTGGGAGAACTTGAGCCCTGCTGAGAAGAAGGCTACGAATGCCGCTAAAGCTAAGGGCAATAAGAAGGGTGAGCAGTTTGTAGCTCAACCTAAGAAGATTGCCAAGAAGACTGCCGCCTATAGAAAGGCAAAGTAATGACAGTACCTGTAGGAACCCGCAAGAAGTTCGGGCCATACAAAGGCTCCGCTCAGAATGGTGGGCGTGAAATCTACGTCTGGAAGACCAAGACCAAAGATGGCTGGAAGACCGAGTCAAGCAACAAGGCTCGTGTAGACCACGAAGAAAATACTGGCCGTAAGCTGCCTAAGAATGTTGATGTTGACCACAAGGACAACAACAAGAAGAACGACTCTAAGGGTAACCTTAGAGCCATGTCACACGGCAAGAATGTTGCTAAGGAAAACAAGCGTAGAGCAGGTAAAAAGTAATGGCTGAGAAGAAGAAACCAACAGTACCTAAGCTGCCTGAGCTACCTAAGCTCAAGAATCCAGCTATGGCCCGTGACCAAAGACTGTCTGTCCGTAAAGCTAACTCTCAAGGAAAGAAGAAAAGCAAATGAACGAATGTAAGTGCGAAAACTGTAAGTGCGGTAAGAACTAATGGCGGGTAAGCCCGCCTTCCTCAAGGGCAAGTACACTGAGGAAAAGGACAAGAAGAAGGATGCCCAGATGACCAAGGGCCTAACCCCAGCTGAGAAGCGTAAGTTTGAGGCTGAGGACAAGAAGCACGGCGACAAGAAGAAGCCTAAGACCATGGCTGAAGACAAGAAGATTGACGCCAAGATTATCAAGGGCATCAAGAAGCACTCAGCTCACGAGAAGGCTGAAGGCAAGGCTGGCGAGAAGCGTGAGAAGGCTGCGTGTTCATGCGGCAAGTGCGCATCATGTAAGGGCAAGAAAGCAGGAAAGAAGTAATGGGTACTCCAATTTATGACAAGATGGTAGCCGAGCGTTCAGCTAAGAAAGCTGCGGCTTCGAAGCCTGCTCCTAAGGCAAAGCCTGTTACTAAGAAAGCCGCTGCTGCTGCGAAGCCTGCCCCTAAGGCAAAGCCTTTAAAGGCAAAGAAGTCTCCAGGTAGTTATTAACTCAACACAAACAAAGTTTAGCCCTGCTTTTTGCAGGGCTTTTCTTTATCCTTAGAGGTGTAGTAACCGTGCGGAAACTACCTAGCTTTTGCTAGACCCTGCGCCTGTAAAAAGGATTTTGCTGATGCCTCCTGCAAACTTTAAGCCCTGGTGGGAACAAGTTGCAAATTTTGAGAATGGACAAGACCAAGAAGAGTTTCTTCGTGGTGTCTACCAAGGTTTGACTACTAGTCGCCCTGCCCAGCGCCAGTCCTATCTTATGGGTCTAGTCGCAGGCTACAAAAACAGGAAGTTCGCACAGCCAGAATCTTTTACAGGTAAGCCTAAGCAGTGAAGCACTTCACCAACTCAGTAATCAAAGCAGCCCACACTGCGGCATCTCAGATGACCGCAGATATTCGTGCGTCTGCTTTGGCGAAGGGCTGGCACCCTGATGTCGTAGACAACATGCAGGTCAAGTACCACGAGGGTACTTTTAAAGTAGACATTCACCCAGACTACAAGGACCGTGCCTTCACTCACGAGTACGGCAATGAGTCTACCCGTCCTACCGCCGTTCTCCGTAACCACGAAGGTCAGACTCACAAGTCTGAGCAGGTATTCGCTAAGAGCCTAAAGTCACACCTTGGAGGTAAGCTATGACCTTTATTCTTTCAGAGGACAAGGCTCTTCGACAGAAGCTACAGACTATTACTGTAACTGACCAGAAGGCCGATGCAGAAGACACTCCACGACAGGTGGGCGTATGGTTTGGCCAGCCTGACCAAGAGCTACGCCCTCAGTCATACCCTTACATCACTATTGACCTAGTAAATGTGCAGCGTGACCCAGTTCGTGAAATGCGCTCAGACTTCATGGCACCTACTTACCTACAGCCAGAGAATCTTGCGCCTAACCAAAAGTTCATTGCTTCTGAGCTCGTGCCAGTGAGCTTGACCTATCAAGTAACTACCTACGCACGTAACCCTCGCCATGACCGACAGATTATCAGTCAGCTTCTTGGTCGAGTTCTACCTATTAGATTTGGCACCCTTGACGTGGATGACAACACCATCCGACGTTTGGATGTCGTAAATATCTCTAAAAGAGATATGACTGAGCAGGCAAAACGCTTGTTCATGAATGCAATTACAGTGCAGGTTTCAAGTGAAATCACACTGGGAACACTACAGAACATCTATCAGGTTCTAGAAGTACACATCGACAATCCTACCGACGTACGTGCTGGTGGCCACCCTGGCGACCCGTACTTCGAAGGTCTTGGTCCGACTATTATCACGGAATAATTCGTAACCCTTAGAAATAATCAACCTAGTTAGGAGATACCAATGACGTATGAACGTCCTGGCGTTTACATTAATGAGCGCCTACTTCCTGCTCCAATCGCTTCAGCTGGCTCAGCAAATGCTGCTGGTGCGGTTATCGGAGCTTTCGGTCAGGGCCCTGAGGCTGTAACCCGTGTCACTTCGTGGTACGACTTCGTAAAGAAGTTCGGTGGCTACAACGCTATCTACCCTGCAACTTTCGGTATCGGCATGTTCTTCCAGAATGGCGGAAGTGAACTTTACGTTCGCCGCATTCTTGCTGACGACGCTGTAGCTGCAAGCGCATCAATTCCAAAGGCTGTTGGCTCAGGTACCGTAGGTACCGTTACTTCCAAGGACCGTGGAACTGATGGTAACAACCTACGCATTCAGCTAACCGCTGCTTCTCGTGCAGGTTACTACAACCTAGTTGTTTACAAGGAAACCGTTGCTGGAACTGGTTCAAACGTTGCTAACGACGTTGTACTAGAGCAGTTCAACAACCTAGTAGTAGACAACGTACTTTCGTCAGACTACGCTGCCACTGTGGTTAACCAGAGCTCTCTGTACATCACTTTGACCATCACTGACTCAGTAAACGCACCTGCAACCTCAGTTGTACCTCTTACTGGTGGAAGCAACTCGACTAGCTCAACTGCTCCAACAGCTGTTGACTACACTGCTGCTTTGGCTGACTTCGAGACCCTTAACCGCCCTCTAGTAATCTTCTCTCCAGAAGTTGTTTACTACTTGGGTGAGGCTGACGGTCAGGACGTCCAGAACGCAATGATTGAGTGGGCTGCACTTAACAACAGCTTCGCTGTAGTAGACACTGCTGCAGACCTAACTGTTGCTGCTGCTCTTTCATACGCAGCAGGACTAACCAAGTCTAGCCACGGTGCTGCTTACTACCCACAGGTCTACATCTCAGACCCAGTAGGTCGTAGCTCATCTGCTCTACGTAAGGTTGGTGTTGCTGGTGCAGTTGCTGGTCTTTACCTACAGACCGACAAGACAGTTGGTCCATTCAAGGCTCCAGCTGGTGTTTACGCAAGCATCCGTGGTGCCGTAGCTCTAGAGCGTTCTTTGTCAGCTACTGACCTAGACGACCTAAACAGCGCAGCTGCTCCATTGAACGCAATCCGTAACCTTCCAGGTGCTGGCGTTGTTTCTATGGGTGCTCGCACACTTCTTCAAGATGGAACCGCAAACCGCTACGTCAACATGCGTCGTTCTTTGAACTACATCAAGAAGGAAGTAAACGACATCTCTACCTTTGCATTGTTTGAGAACAATGACGAGCGTCTATGGGGTCGTCTACGTGCAGTAATCGGCAACTTCCTAAACGACTACCGCAACCAGGGCGGTCTCCGTGGAGACACTCCTGCGCTTGCTTACTACGTGAAGATTGACGCTGAGAACAACACCGTTGACTCAATCGCTAATGGTGAAGTACACATCGAAATCGGTGTAGCTCTACAGTACCCTGCTGAGTTCATCGTAATTACCCTCAGTCAGAAGACTGCAGTTTAACCCGAAGGAGCTATAGACAATGGCAACTATTATCAATAACCGCTCAACTCTTGAGACTGACCCGATTAGAAACTTCCGATTCCTCGTGACTTTCAAGCCAATCGGTGGCGGTAGCTGGCTAGCAAATGCGCCTAAGAACGTAACTGTTGGCTTTACCTCAGTCTCAGGTCTGTCAGTAACCACTGACTCAATCCCTTACCGTGAAGGTGGCTATAACACCACTGTCCACCAGATTCCTGGACAGACCACCTTTGCTCCAATCACCCTTCAGCGTGGTGTAGTACTAGGTACTTCACAGCACTGGGACTGGATGCGTAAATTGTTCGCAACCGTACAGGGCGGTACCAACCGCACTGCTGGTGAGAACTTCCGCTCTGACATTGAGATTAAGGTGCTATCACACCCAATCCCAGGTTCAGCAGGTAGCGAAAACTCAACTATTGCTGGAGCATCTGCTGGAGATGACCACGTTGCAATGCGTTTCTACGTATACAACGCATGGCCAACCTCAGTAGCGTACTCTGACCTTAACGCAGGTGACAACGCTATTTTCGTAGAGCAGCTAACTCTAGTTCACGAAGGTTTCGACGTTAACTGGGCTACTGACCTAACTAAGGCAAACGAAGCAAAAGAATTCTAAGACAGAATCTAAAAGGAAAATAATATGGCTACTACAACAACGATTAAAGCTGCAACTAACCCAGGTCTTGCAAACGACCTAATTAAAAAGGCTACTGCAGAAAAACAACAAACCGTACAACCTGCTGAGATTACCCCTCCTTCGGACACATTGGTGCTCCTCCCTGCTGGCTATGTAACAGACAGCGGGGAGGTCATCAATACCGCAGAGGTACGTGAGCTCACTGGACGAGATGAAGAAGCAATTGCAAAGAACCCTGCCACTGGTAAGGCTCTAGCAACCATCCTCTCTCGTGCAGTGGTTTCCGTAGGTCACCTAAAAGCAACCGATGAAATCCTTGACCGCCTACTTGCAGGAGACCGAGACGCACTGCTTCTTGGAATCTACAAGGCAACTTTTGGCAAGACTGCCAAGATTCTGTCTTACTGCATGGGATGTCAGGACGACAAAACTGTAGAAATCGACATTGACCAGGACATCACTACCAAGGCCCTAGTCAACCCTCTTACTGACCGCCACTTCGTTGTGAGCGGAAAGCACGAGTATGAAGTAAGCCTCCCAGATGGACGTATCCAGCGAGAGATTACTACTAACACAGACAAGACTGTGGCAGAGCTAACGACTTTGCTACTAGAGCGAACCATTACTTCAATTGATGGTTCACCTGTTTACAGCAAGACCCAGGTGCAGAATATCGGCATCATGGACCGTCGTTTGATTGGCGAAGAACTAGCCAATCGTGCTGTAGGCCCACAGTTAGAAAATCTAGAGGTCTCTTGCCCAGACTGCGATGGAAAGGTAGAAGTTCCGATTAATTTCGGCACTTTGTTTCGATTCTAACGTAGCGGGGTATCATCACCTCATGACCCAGTGGTCAGCCATAGCTAAGTACTTTACTGGCTGGTCACTAGATGAAATTAAAGAGCTCAGCCCGAGAGAAAGATTTAACTGGTTAGAGATAATCAGAGAGTCTAAAGGAATAGTAAGGAAGTGACATGGATTTTGACCCAACCCTAAAGGGCGTATCCAAGGACCTCGAAAAGATTGTTTCTCTCCTCGGCAAATGGAGCGACATCAACAAGCGTGTTGCCGAAAGCACTAAGAAGGTTGTTCAAAGTGCTAACGGTGACGGCAAGATTGGTGTAGGAACTAACCGCATGATGGATGGCGCTATGGCGTCGTTCAGCGGTCTTGGCGACCAGTACAAACCTACCCGCAACTTGTTGCAGGCAGCAATGCCTTCAGCAAGTGCGGGGAAGGTCGCCATGGTCACTTCTGCTATTGGAAATGCTCCGCAAATCCTTGGTGGAATGAACCAAATGATGCCTGACGTAGGCGAGACGTTTAACCGTATGCGTACGTCGTACAGCGCTCAGGTAGCTGGAGGATTTGCCAGCCGAAAGATGTTTGAGTCTGCTACATTTAGCGCAATTGGGCAGAACAACCAGACTGGCCTTAACTCTGATGTACAGACTGGCCAGTACCTTGTAGGTAGAGGAATGAGCATTGGCTCTTCCACATTCAACCAGACACTTAAAACTGTCGGTGGAGTCTCGCAGTTCATGGGCATGTCTAACCAGGCTGCGGGAGCTGCCGTTGAAGGCCTGAGCTCAGGAGCTGGTTCTGCTGGTCTCCTTAAGAACTTTGGAATCTATACTGGAAATCCAGCTACTGGAGAATCTCTAAGTCCTAATCAGATTATCCAGCAAATTAAAGGCCGCTTGACTCAAGGTCGAGGAAAGTACACTACTGCAGACGTCCAGGACTCTCTACGTAAGGGTTCTCTTGGAGTAACCCTCCAGAACAGTGGACTTACTCCTGACCAGCAGTCAATGGTTGTTGCTGGACTTATGGGTGACGCAACAGACTCTACTACTGGCTCGATTGACTTCGACAGCCAGGAATCAATGAGTGCTGCGTCTAAGAAACTTGGCGGTAACCCAGACCAGCCATTCATGAAGATTTTTGGTTCTCAGAACAAGGCCATGGGCAAGGCTGAGGACGCCTACGCAGCTGGCGCAGACGTAGCCGCTGCGAGCCTCACAGCCCTTAACGAGGCTGCTGGAACACTTGCACAGACATTCGGTGGCCTTACTGCAGCTATGGCCGTATTCGGCGGCGCACAGGTAGGTCAGGGAGCCATGAGCTTGCTCGGCGGAGCTGGTAATGTTGGCGCTACTGGCCTAATGAGCAAATATGGCGGAAAGCTCGGTGGCGCTGCTGGCGGAGCGGGTGGAATTGGCGGTATGCTCGGAAAGGCTGGCGGAGTTCTGAAGGGGGCTGGAGCAGTCGGTGGAGCTATTGGTGTTGGAGTAAATGCCATGAGCGCTTACGACAGTGCTAAGCAGGGCGCTGATGGTTGGAGTGTCGCAGGAAGTGCTCTAAGCGGAGCTGCTAGCGGTGCTTTAATGGGCGCAACTATCGGAAGTATCATCCCTGGTGTTGGAACCGCTGCTGGTGCCATTGCTGGAGGAATTATTGGCGCTGGAGCTAGCCTAATTGGCTCTTCTATGGGTGGTGCAGAACACGATGCTGCTGCGGGCACTGGAGCTGGTGGTGGACGTGCGAGCCTTATGGGCGGCGGATACACAGGTGTTGGTGGTGGCGATAGCCAGGTAAACGGAACTAGCACCAAGCCGTTCCGCCTAGCTGTACCAGTTCGTAAGAACACTACCCCTACAGCTACCTTCGGACAAAAGGAGTATCAGGGCCAGACTCTATGGCCTAACGGCCACAACGGTGTTGACTACCCAGTAGGAGAAGGCACCCCAATCTACGCCTCGGCTGATGGAGAGGTCTCCTTTGCTGGAGGAGGCCAGGGAGCTCAACTGGGTTTCCACATTATGATTAAGCACCCTAACAGCCCTGGCGGAAACATGCACACCGTGTATGCTCACTTGAGCTCCGTCCAGGTTACCCAGGGACAGCAAGTTATGGCTGGCAGCCTAATCGGTCTTTCTGGAAAATCGGGTACCAAGATTACTGGTGCCCACTTGCACTTTGGTTTGTGTAGAAACGGAAACACCGCAAACTCACTTGACCCAGCCCCTTACATGGGTGGCGCAGTTCCCGCCAACACTCAAGAGGATACAGGACCAGCAGCAGCGGATTCTAACGCAGCAGCAGCTTCTGGAAGCGCTGGCAGCGGTACTGGAGCTATGTCTACCTCTCGTGACAGCCTTCCTGCCGCAAACGTTATCGGAAGCTCAGTGACATCTGGTGTATCAGGCATCTCTGGCAGCGCAACAACAATTGCAGGATTGATTGGTAGTAGCGGAGGCTCTACTGCTGGCGGAAGCATGTACGACGTTCCTGACGGAGCTGGTGCTGGTGGCGACAGCATGGCTGCTGGCGTTGCTGAAAGCTACGCTGGCTCTGGGGTTAGCTTGTCTTCCATGTCTGGTCGCAAATCATCTGGAGGTGGCGGTAACAACGTCACTATTAATCTGACCATTGGGCAGGCCTCTGAGGCAGAGGCCAGAAGGTTTGCAAAGCTAGTCAAGGGAATGCTTGAAAGCGAAGAACAACTTATGAGAGTAGGACGTGCGTAATGGCCGATAGTCTACAAGACAATCTACGAAAGCTTAAAGCTGCGGGTGCTAAGAACGACTTGGTAGCAGCGTCTACTGACGCACGAGTTAAGCAAGCACAGTACTACCAGGTTCAGCCGCAGATTAATCAGCTCAACATACAATTGCAGCAGTATCAGGATAGTAAGGTTGCTTCTGACAACACTGTACAGAACTACAATGCGCAAATTGCAGTGGCAGCCACTCCAGAAGAGAAGGCAGCACTAATCTCGGCGCAGGCCCCATACATACAGGCTTCAGGAGTATGGAAAGAAGCTATCGATGTGCTAAACAAGTACATCGGAGAAGTAAAGGCCAGCAATCGACCTCTCAAAAAAGAGACTCTGGCTAAGTTCGATAAATACATGGCTTCTGCTCCGCTTAAGACCATCATTAGAAATGATGTACCACAGATTAAGTACAATGTGGGCAGCGTTAGAGAAGCCTACTTTAGTGGTAAAGAAGAGTTTATGGACGAACTCTCACCGCAGCCTGGAAACACCCCTGTCCAAGTCCGAAATGCTGTGAACTTGTGGGCTGGAGGTAAGGCAAACAAGGGTATGATTCAAACCTGGACGCCTCCTTCTACTAACATCGGAATGAACGGGTCAGAGACCCCAGACATGATTGGTAAGCAGACCGCTCTGCGAGAGCCTCACGGGTTCCAGTTCCAGTACAATCCAACTAACATTTCTATGAGCTATCTAGGAAGTCCCTCGGTAGATATTACTTACCTAGCAAGCGGTAAAGACAAGTTTAACTTCATGGGAACTGGAGCGACTCAGAGCACCATTGGTTTCCAGATTTTGTTGAACCGAGTGTATGACATGAAGTACTACACCCCTGGCGGAAAGCTTCTTCCAAGCGCAAAGAACATATACTCTCCTCGTCAGCCAGATGAGGCTGAGCAAAAAGAGATTTATAACAAGGGCACCATGTACGACCTCGAGTTCTTGCTGCGCACACTTCTCGGAATAACTATGCCTAGCTACATGCGTGGCGGGGAGACTGCTGATATGGGCTTCGTGGCCGCTGTCCCAGTAGAGCTGCACTTGGGGCAGAGCCTTCGTTATTTGGTTTGGATTGGTGGCCTGACAGTAAATCACGTACTATTCAACGAGCGCATGGTTCCGCTATTCAGTACAGTCGATATTAGCTGTAACCGTATGCCTGACTTTGCTGCACTTAAAAGCGATAGTAACCCTGTGGCAAAGCTTGATGCTAATGGAATGGCTGATGCCATGCAAAGAAACAAAGACGCTGCAGCTGACTTCCTTAAGGGACGAAATGGCAAGAGTACGTTTGTTAGCGCTAGTGACGCTACTGATAGCTAAGGAAGGTAACTAACTTGATTTATACCGATAGCCGATACGCTAGTGGATTAATTTTTAAAGCGTACGACTCTAGAAAAGAGCAGTATTCTGCGACTGTTCTCAGGCAGTTTCCTATTCAATCATCAGGGTTTTACCACTATACATGGACAGAACGAGACCGAATTGATGAGGTTGCACAGGAGTTTCTTGGCTCTGCATCATTCTGGTGGGTAATTATGGATTTCAATCCTGAGGTAATCGACCCATTTGATATTCCATTGGGAACAGTAATAAGGATTCCTAGTGTATAGCACCTCTTTTAAAAACTATAAGAGTACTGATTTTGAGATTGTGTTTCCTACGTTACCTGGATTTGACACAAAACCAGTTCAGGTAGACCTTCATCAGGGTGCGTATAAGCACGACATCATGCTAGTTCAGTTTCCTCAGGTAAGTGCTTTTTGGTTCAAGAGCCTTAATACTGGCGTACCAGTAATCTTTAGATGGTCTCAGGGAATACTTAAGAGGTCTTGGCAAGGATATGTGCATTCTGTATCTAAGAGTGTTGCTGGTCAACGTGATGCTCCATTTGAGCTAATGCTTATCGGTGCATCGATGCCTTTGAAAAACAGAGTTCAGAGAACCTTTAGAAATAAGACCATCCCGGAAGTGGCTGCTTTGATTGCTAGGGAGTTTAACTTGGCGTTTAGCATAGACGCTCATCCTAGACGCTTCTCTTACTTGGCTATCTCAGGGGAATCCTACTGGGAATGGCTATGTAAGTACGCACAGCAAATTGGCTACCACGTATATGTGGACAACGCCACTCTGTTCTTTAAAAAAATAGATAACATACTTGATGAACGGTCTAAAGACGTAGCCATTATGAGTATGGCTTCTCCAGCTTTACCTATCAATAACCATCTTGTGGATAGAACTCTGTACAACTTTAAGGTTACTAACGGTGACTATATTGAAGGTACCGATGAAACTAGGGCCAATAAAGTAGTGTCGGGAGTAAACCCAATTACTAGCGCTCAGGTAACGTCTGTATACAGCCCTCGAGCTGTTGGAAAAGCTGTTAGGACCCAGCCTAAGGCCGTAATCTTTGATGACTATAAAACTGACTTAGTCTCTAACGATACCTCAGCCACAAAGGCAAATGCAGAAGGCTCGGCTTTGATGGCTAAAATGAACCTGCCAGCTAAGGTATTGGGTCAAGGAGACCCACGACTATCCCCATACTCTCTTGTGCAAATCACTGGTACTGGCGAACAAACCGATGGGTTCTGGGTCGTTAAAAACGTTAAGCACACTTTTGGTCGTGGAAGAAGCTACGACGTTGAGATTGACGTACTCAGTGATGGATTTGGCCCTAATGCCGTCAGCTCGTTTAGAGCTGGAAACGCAACTAAAATTGGGATAATTGATGTAGACGCCATACTAGCTTCAGATGTGCCAACAACTAACGTAAGTAGAGTTGCTGCCACTATAAAGAACAAGCTTCCAATAATCATGGAGCAAGCAGTATCTTTTGAAGACAACCCAGTTATGTGGCAAGCAACATACGTGAGTCGGGAAGGATGCTGTAACTAATGGCTATAACGTCGAAACTAGAGTCAGCAGTGTCACTGCCGTTTGCCCTAGACGCATACGGAAATGTAAAAAAGACCTATGACCAATCCAAGATTTGGGCAGATAGAGTACACACAGTTATAGGTACTCTTAAAAAGGAAAGAGTCATGATTCCTGGATTTGGCACAGACATGCCAGGAAGCCTGTTTGAGACTCAGACCGTTACTGAAGACATCATTAAACGAGAAGTTTTTAGTGCATTTGTTAACCATCTTGAGCAGCTAACTTTAGACAGTGTCGAAGTAGTCTTTGATGAGTACAACGACGCTATCACAGCGGAAATAACTTACAGCCTTCCTAACCAGGAAAAGCTTATGACCACAATCGGTGTGGCAACAATTTCAGGAAACAAACTTATCGGTGAGGAACAAATATGACCGCTGGAGTAAACCCAACACCACTATCCGTCGACTACACCAGTCGTGATTACTACGCCCTTCGTAATGACTTGATTACTCGTATGAAGAGCAGACTCAGCGACTGGACTGGGGATGACCCAGCCGACTTTGGTCTAGCTATCATTGAGAGCTTTGCTTACATGGGTGACCTAATCAACTACTACATCGACCGTGTAGCAAACGAATCATTGATTGGAACAGCTACTCAGCGTCAGAGCATCATCAATATTGCTAAGACCTATGGATACTCTCCTTCAGGCTATCGTGCTGCGTACATAGGCGTAGAGTTTAGCAATAGCGGAACTGTTGCTTACCTGGTACCTAAGGGAACTCAGCTTACTGCCAACGTTGCGTACAACGACTCTGTAGTTCAGGTACTCTTTACTACGTTGAGTGATGCAACAGTTCTTCCTGGGGACATCACTGAGGTTCAAGCTATCCAAGCAGAAGACATTTCTACTCGTGTTGAAAATTATGACGCCAACCTAAGTGGTGAAAGACTAGGTGCTTCTGACGGTCAGCCAGACCAACAGTTTACTCTAAGTGAAAACAGGGTGGTGGATGACTCTGTAGAGGTCTGGGTTAAGAATGGAAACGTCTACGAAAAGTGGACCTCTGTTACCCACCTGACTGACTATGGACCAAAGGATTCTGTTTACCACCTTACTACTGACTCTAACAACTATGTTTGTGTTAACTTTGGTGACGGTATCTCTGGAGCCATCCCTCCTAAGGATTCGGTTATCCGTGCTGTTTACAACAAGGGTGGCGGAGTAGTCGGTAACATTCCAGAGCGTTCGGTTCTAGACATCCACCAGCTATTCGACGTAGATGTCAACTTAGAGTATGAAATCCGTACTTACGTCACCGCAGCGGCTTCTTCCAAAGGTGCGGGAGGTACGGACCCTGAGGACAACGACAGCATCCGTAAGAATGCTCCACGTCTTCTAACCGCCCTTAATCGTGCAGTGTCTCTAAAGGACTTCGGCACTTTGGCTCTGGCAGTATCTAACGTAGGTAAGGCCAGCTCAGATGCTGCTATCTGGAACTCAGTTACCGTGTACATTGCTCCTCAGCAAACCTCTACTAGCTCGGATTTGTATCCAGGATACAACGGTACTCCTAACGTTATTGGGAACCTAACCCCATCATTCCTAGCTATGCAAGAGGCAGTAAAAAGCTATCTGAGTGACAAAGTTCAGATTGGGGCATCAGTAACTGTAAGCCCACCTACTTACGTACCAGTGGCTACGACTATTGAGTACACAAAGAAGCCTGGATACACTGCTGAAAAAGTAGAGGCTAACATTCGTTACGCTATTGCTAATACCTTCTCTTACAACGACATCGAGTTTGGTCAGGTAATCAGTGCTGAAGAAGTCGAGTCTCGTCTTCGTTACACTGATGGAGTAGCGACTCTTCGCCTTAAGTACTTGTACCGACTTGCTAGCGGAGTTATGAGCCGCTCAGTTCTAGTTGGAGCTAAGAATGAAATCTTTTCATTCAGCGACGGTGACGTAACTATTGATGAGCTATCGTCTGACTCTCTACTAGCAGCTACTACGGGACTTGTAAGCAGTACTGGTGCATTGAACCCTGCGTTCGTGCCTACTTTCTACAACTACAACATTACGTCTACCACAGCGACAATTACTTTGACACCTACTAGCGCAACTGCTGGCCAGATTATCACAGTAAATGGAACTGTGGCTACTTCTGGTAGCGCAGTCACCATCAATACTCCTACAGGACTAACAGTAGTTACTGTGACAGTCCTTGCAGCTGATGGAATTACTAACACTACCTACGTAGTCAACATCACTCGATAGGAATCATGAGCCACTCAAGAGAACACGGTAGGTTCTACGGGACCTACCGTGGAATCGTATTTGACAACAGGGACCCGTCTAACCTGGGTCGCCTGCGAGTCACTATACCTCAGCTCCTTGGCTCTACTCCGACTGAGTGGGCCTGGCCTAAAGAAACCTCTTATCTAAAACCTGAAAAGCCACCCGTAGGTCAGGGTGTGTGGATTGCGTTTGAAGGTGGAGACCCACTATTCCCTGTATGGATTGGTACGTTCGGAAAGAACAACCAAGATAACAAGCCGCTGTATCTAAAACCACTTGATAACTCAGAAGACATTTCAGATGTAACTGACCTTCTCGCACTTAACAACAGCGATAGAGAAGTAGACGTTACTCAAACACTGCTGAACATTGCTAGAAACCGTTACTACGGGTCGTTTTACAGCACAGCCTCACAGACAGCTGTGCTGGCAAACTCAGCGTATGCGGTGCCACTTAACGTAGTAGATGCAGCAAATGGAATAAGTCTTGTAAACGGAAACACTGTTCGGATAGAGCACAATGGCGTATACAACATGGCTTTCTCCATCCAGTTTGCTGCAAGCAATAGCTCAGAACACACAGTGAACATTTGGCTTAGACACCAGGGCGTAGACGTCCCATTCTCAGCATCTAGAATCTTGTTTAAGGGCCATACGATTGCTGCTTGGAACTTCTTCCTAACCAACGATACTGAGCCACAGGATTGGCAGCTCATGTGGTCTTGTGGAACCGCAGATGCGGTGTCAATCTCTACTATCGCCGCATCAGGACCTGTGCCAGAAATTCCTGGAGTCATCATGACGGTCAACAAAGTCAGGTAGTTGAGCCAGTAACTGGAGGGCAAACCAGAGAAAATAGAAGTTGAAACTTAAGGAGCCGAGATGGCAGCTAGATACCCAAGCGCAGCAATGCAGTTTGACTATCGTCAAAATGTCACAGACCTAATTCAGGCGCAAGATGTTAACGTCCTTTATGACGAGGCGATAGCTGTAGGTACCGTACTTGGCCTTACCCCTAACGTAAGCGACACCTGGGGCAGCGGCTCATTTGTCTCTACAACTACTTCTTGGACTACTGTAAAGGCTCGTCTACAGAACATCGAATACGGAGTATTCACCGCATTTAACAGCCGTGTAAAGACTGACGGTGGAAGCACCATTACTCCAGGAGCAGTGGGAACCAAGGGCCTAGTAATCAAGGCACAATCTGGACAGACCGCTAACCTGTTCGAGTCTCAGGCCTCAGGCTCAACTACAGCTGTAACAGCAATCAATAGCTCGGGTGTTTTGTACCACAATGGAGCTGTAGTAGCTACTTTGAGCAACGCAGAAACTTTGAGCAACAAGACTCTTTCTAGCTCGGTTATTAGCGGCTCTACTAATACCTTCTCAAACATTCCAGTAGCAGCAGTAATCACCTCTGGAACCACAAACATTCAGCAGTATGTAGATGCCAAGGCCAACATCTTCTGGCAGACTTCAGCACCTACCAGCCCTAAGGATGGCGACATCTGGGTTGACAGTGACTCGACTCCTAGCGCATTCGATGCTACCTCGTTCCTAACCGCAACAAGTCCATCAGTCACTACTGGCTTTGGTTACCGACGAATTACAGCATCTACCTCAGCACCACTTTCATCTGACGGAGCAGACGGCGACGTCTGGCTTCAGTATATCTAGGAGATATAAATGGCAAAATACGCATACGTATGGAACTCAGCAACATCTTCGTGGGAGTCTCTGGCTACTCAGCTTCCTAAGGTACCTGTTGCCACCAAGTCTGGCTCAGAAAGTGTAGCTATTACAGCTAACCCAACGACCAGCACCATCTCCTTGGGAAGCGGCACGTTCACTATTGCCCCACTAATCTTTACTCAGCTGACTTCAACAGCTGGAGTGACTATTTCAGTTACTGCAAAAACCACAACAAGTTTCACTGTTTCAATTGCTGGCCAGACCAGCGGCACAGCTACTTTTGACTGGTTCGCAGTACAGCAGACTGCATAGGAGTAACTTCTCTTGACTAGGTATAGTAATGCCAATTATCAGGAAGCTTACTATGGAGATAATTCTTCAAAGCTAACTAACTCCGTAGAGCCACTTTACTCAGTAGCTACCAGCTACTCTTCTGTTAGCTTGTCTTGGTCTTCTCCTAAGGGAGCTAATACAGAGTTTATTGCTTTGAGACTAGTTCGAAATCAAGACGCATACCCAGAGACCGAGGAAGACGGTGCAATCATCTGGAGCTGGAGAGGCGAAGTAAGTCTCGACACTTCATTTGAAGACGGTGTTCAGTACAATGAGATTCCGCTATCAGCTGGCCGTTACGTGTACTACACCATGTGGCTACAGAAGATGGATAGCTCTTGGGCTGAGGCTGGAACATCATTTACTCTTTTGCCAAAAGCTCACGGAACCGCAGGCGCTCCAGGAGAGCAGCTACTAACTACGCACGACAAATTCATGGACCTTCTTCCTCGTATGTACACTTCAGCGAGCCAGAGCCCACTAGATGAGGTAGATACTGAATCTACTCTTTACAAGTTCTTGTCTGCCATGTCGTTTACGATGGATGAGCACCTTACCTTCATCGACCTGCTACTACCAGACGCATCTGGTCGCTATTCAAACCCAGGACTTCTAGTAGCTCAAGCAGACCAGTTCGGCATTACTCAGAGCACCTCACAGGTGTCTAAGAGTGAGAAGCGAATGGTTCGTGAAGCCCTTTACACTTACAGCCGAAAAGGCACTCTAAAGTCGCTAAGTACTTTAGTAGAGAGTGTTACTGGATTTGCTCCAACAATTACGTTGAGCCCAAACCTTATTCTGACTAATCAGGACAGCACGTTCCACGGAAGCACTGGTTCTTGGCTGGCTGTGGGTGACTGCGTCATTTCTCACACAAATACCGTGTACCCACCGACTACTGAATCTCTTGCTATCGACATGAACTACACAGGCAAAGTAGTAGTAGCTACAGCTGGTGCAAAGATTGTAAATGGAGAGTTCTCTCCTACCCACTACGGTGTACCTGTACAGCCTGAGACTGAGTACTCATTCACTGGTTACGTGCAGAAAAGCACTACTTCTGGAAATGTCACGCTAGCCATTAAGTGGCACGATTTTAATGGAGCAGTCATCAGCACGTCTGCTGGCACCGCAAGTTCAGCAACCACTTCGTGGTCAAAAAAGACGGTTACAGCAACCTCTCCTGTAGGAGCTGTTTATGCCAGTATCTCGATTACGTTTGCTGCTGCTGGAACTTACTACCTAGACATGCTACAGCTTGCTGTGTCCTCTGTCCTTGAGTTTAATGAAGCTCGTGGAGTTCGAATTTTCTTGAACCCTAAGAAGTCTAACTACCTAGAAAACCCGTCGTTCTTCCCTACAGTTGACACCGATGATACCGACTGGATGCTCAACGGAGTTGCTCCTGTATCAGGCAATTTTGTAACTCCTACGACGCTCACTGGAATCTACGATGGCTCTCACATGCTTGAGTTTACCATCCCTAACTCACTTACTTCTCATAGTGAGCCAGGGATGCAGCCAGCTTTTTACACGTTCTCTATTTATGCGAAGGCGTCTGGACCTCGACCATTCGCAGTCACTTTGTCTGCACTAGATGCTACTACTGCAGCGGTTCTAGCCACTAAGACTGAAACAGTGACTGTGACCACATCATGGGAACGGTACCAAGTTACCCTCGATGCTTCTTCAGTTCCTGCTGGATTTAAGATGTCGGTAGAGTTCAACAATACTTGGAGTTCGTCTGCAACGATTAACGTAGATGCTGCTCAGCTAGAGCAGTCTTACTCCGCAACAGACTACTTCGACGGAAACATCGCTACTGCTGGAGCTGTGTGGGAAGGTCTTGAGGACGACTCTCCCTCTCACCTTTACCCAGGAAAGACTGTAAAGATTCCTCGTCTGGTACGAGAGGTCTACAACAGCCTCCCAATTAATACTCCATATTCAATTGAATTGTACGGTTCAGAACCTGCGATTGGATTTACGAAGTAAACTGTCCCTATGGACACATTAATCGACATCATTATTTCGGGAATCGCTGTCAGCTTCATTGTTGAGTACCTAATCATGGTAACTGGCGGCCTATTCAATGCTCGAATCGTACGAGCAATTCTAACCCTACCCTTAAGCGCAATTGCCTGTTGGTATCTGGATATCTTCGGATTTGAGCTAATTGTTGCTGCGCCCGCTTCCGCTTTCCTATCTCTTGCTGCTACACTTCTTGTGAATCGACCTACAGAAGTTACGCAGGTCGTTTCACGACGACGATAGAGGGCAAATGCAAGTTCCAGAAGAGGTGTTAGACAAAGGTCTGACACCTAGGCAGTATTTCCTGCTCGCTCACCTATACCGCAACGTTGACCGTTGGGGTGAAGTTCACCTAACTTCAGAAGAGCTAGAGCAGTTGACTAACACTAGTCGCACGACCGTTTGGCGTGACATGACTGTTCTGGAAGACCTTGGTTTGGTAGACACTTATCGCACTAAACGAAACTACGGCAAGCTACACAAGAACGTGTATAAGCTAATCTCACCATGTTTCCAGCCAGAAACATTGCCCGAAGAACCATGTTTCACACCAGAAACATCGGAGCCTGAGGGTAAATCTCTATGTTTCCCGCCAGAAACATCAACAGCTGACCAAGGTAGTCATAAGCTATTAACTACTACTACAGTTAAAGAATTAAATACTTCGTATTTAATTTACACCGACGCCCCTGGCGTCGTTGTCAAAAAGAAATCTAGGAGGGAGAATAAACCTATGAACAAATGGCAAGACGATGATGACATCGGCGGATTCGGACTACTGGAGGGTGAAGTTCCTGCAGCACAGCGCCAGAAGCCTGTGAGCAAGAGGGACCCTAGGACTCGTGTAAACCGTCCACAGCATGAATGGACTGCACAGGATGTAGCCTCAGAGTTTGCTGCACGGATGTACGACAAGGTCCGTGGAGTACCGAACCTGGTGAACGTTGGAAAGTTGGCAATCATCATTGCCAGCTATCGCAAAAAGTATGGGCTAACTCCGTTGCTGGAACTGGACGTCTTGGACATGATGATGTCTGACGACCGCCGTATCGGAAGCATCAAGAAGCAGCCAACGGACGCTTACAAGATGTTTTTGAAGATGCTCGCAACCCACAACCAGAAGGCCGTTCAGAATCTCGGGCTAGAGAATCTTGACTCACCGACCGTAGACGAGTATGTTTATGCTTCAGACGGAAAACGTTTCGATAACTCGATGTTTGGTCGCAAGGCCATGAAGAGTTACGAAGAACAACTAGGGACAAACGCATGACTTACAAACTAGAAGGGCTGACGCCAATCAAGCGTCACTGGCTATCAGCCAACTCCAACATCCCTCACCGCTTCCTGGGCCTAGAGCCTAGCGACATCGCAGAGGACGTTGGCTCGTTCCCACCAGAGATTAACTACTGGCTAGACACAGTGCTGTCTGGCAAGGTAATTAAGAACCAGGGCGGGCTGGGCACCACAGGCGTAGGTCTGCTCTTCGCAGGACAACCAGGCCTAGGCAAGACAACCCACGCTGTAACGACGCTCATGGAGCTCGTACGCCGTCTGCCAGACAACGCCAAGGAGATGGCAAACATCTTCAAGTACAGCCTTGAGGACCTCAGCCTAAACGCTCGACCAATCTACTACTTGACTTACCCAGAGTTCCTGAGTCTTAAGAAGTCTCAATTCGACGCTGACGAGGATACCAAGCGCAAGCTGTTCCTTCAGGTCGAAGGTCTCCATGGGCGTGCCACAGAGGACCGAATGAATGTCCGTGTGTTGGTTCTAGACGACCTAGGAAAAGAGCACACATCAGACTTTAATGACGCTTCATTTGACGAGGTGCTGCGAGCACGATACGATAAAGGCTTACCGACAATTATCACGACTAACAAGAATCGTGATTCATGGGCAGGGCAATACGGTAAGGCTATGGGGAGTTTCGTATACGAAGCGTTCCAAAGTGTGTCTATTATTGGAGAGGATTTGAGGACGGGCAAATGAAAGGTTTAGACATGGATATTAAGTGGCGTACAGTGCAATTCTTTATGTCATTGGAAGGCATCTCAGAAGTTGAGGTAGACGCAGACAACCCACAGAAGGTTCGCTGCTCCTGCACTCAGTTCAACAACTCAGGTCGCTGCAAGCACAGCAAGTTCATCAAGAAGCAGATGGATGAGAATGATGGTCACTACAACATTCAAATTCCAGCTAACGTTACTGACGAAGAGGCAATCGCAGCAATCGGTAGCCCAGAGGCATTCCGCAGTTTCATCTTGAAGTACGCCAAGGTAGAAGTAATTGATTAATGGAGACATCTCTAACGAGACCCCTCCACGCATCATTGTAGTAATTGACGTTGTAGTTCAGGCAGAGGTCGAAGAGACAAAGAAGCTTCTTCGCTCTGTGTCTGAACGCAAAGTCTCAAAACTTAAGAACGCACAGCTATCTCATCTGTGGAACCTATCTTTCAAGTATGGGCTTTCGGTGGAACTGGCTGCTTTCCAGAGCGAACTTTGGACGCAGACCCACCTAGATAACTTGATGGATAAGTTAGACCGTCGAGGGGGAAATCCCTTCAACTACGCAGAGCTGTACAATGACATCGAAGATTTCATTGGAGAATTGCCTTATAGGACAAACCTAAAAGGCGTGGTAGATTTACGAGAACGGGTAGCACGTTACGGTTCCTGGGGAATCGAACTAGACAACCTATAAAGATTAGAGGGCATCATGGCAGCGGACAACGAGTACCGTTTAGTCAGTAAGGTCATTAGCGACCGCAACATCATTCCTGTGCTTGAGCGAGGAATTAAGGACGACTGGATTGTAGACGACGACTTGCGTCGTATCTGGAAGTTCGTTCGTGAGCACTACGTAAACTACCGTGAAGTTCCTACGGCAGTTACTGTTAGCGACCACTTCCCTAACTTTAAAGTCCTTAAGGTCGAAGACACAATCGACTACCTTATCGACACTATGGTTGCCTTCCGCCGTAACCTACTCACTCGTAATGGTGTACAAGATGTTGTACAAATCATGGCGAAGAACGACCACGAGGCAGCCCTGCTCGAACTGAGCAAGATTGTCACCGTAGTCAATGACCAAGGTGTCATCGGCACTACCCACCTAGATGTTACCCAGGACCCAGATAAGTTCTGGGAGGACTACACCAGCATCCAGAATCACAAGCTTCTGGGGGTACCTACAGGTTTCAAGAACATCGATGAGGCAACAGCTGGTCTGCAAGGCGGACAGCTAATCACAGTGATTGCTCCACCTAAGACTGGTAAGTCGCAGATTAGCCTCCGCATTGCTGCCAACTGTCACGAAGCAGGAATGGTGCCAATGTTCCAGTCCTTCGAAATGAATAACCACGAACAGTCTCAGCGCTATCTATCCATGACTGCGCACATTTCTAGCAACAACTTGCGTCGTGGAAAACTAGACAAAGAAGAAGAGCGCCGTCTAAAGGACCGCATCGAAGACCTGAAGGAAGAACAGCCTTTCCACTTCGTGGACGCAGTCAACGGTCTGACTATTGACTCTCTAATGGCTAAGGCAGAGCAGCTAAAGCCAGACGTACTATTCGTTGATGGTGTGTACCTTATGTTGGACCAGGTTACTGGTGAGGCCAACACCCCGCAGGCTCTGACTAACATTACTCGTGGCTTGAAGCGTGTCGCACAGCGCCTGAACATCCCTGTAATTATTTCTACCCAGACTCTCCTATGGAAGATGAAGGGCGGAAAGGTTTCTGCTGACTCAATCGGTTACTCATCATCATTCTTCCAGGACTCAGACGTAATCCTAGGGCTAGAGCCAGTAGAAGAAGACCCTAGTGTTCGTCTGCTTAAGGTAGTTCAGGCACGTAACTGCGGTCCAGCAGAGGCTCCATTGACTTGGAACTGGGACACTGGTTGCTTCCACGATGAGCCAGACCCAATCACTGGCGCTGGAACTTGTACTTTCTGCAGCCCTGCCACTGCTTCATTCCCGAATGCGCCACGTCTATGATGATTGATGTCCTAGAGGTCATTGAAGCACTTGGCCTAGATTACTCGGAACACGGTCACGAGGCTAACGCCCTATGCCCACAGCACTTGCAGCGAACAGGTAAGTCTGACAACTCACCGTCTTGGTGGATTAACCTCGACACGGGACAGCACATCTGTTTCTCTTGTGGGTACAAGGGCAACATTCTACAACTAGTCTGTGACATTAATGAGTTCTACCTAAAGAACTGGGGAGACACCTACTCCTACGACTACGCTACTGCGGAGACCTGGCTAGGCAATGTATCCCAGATTCCTATGGAGCAGCTAGAGGAGATGCTGTCAAAGCTTCCTTCTTACGTAGGGGCTGTGCCGAAGCCACTAGATATGTCGGAGTCACGCCTTGCTGTTTTTGTGGAGCCACCTCAGTCTGCTCTTGACGCAAGAAACCTGACCCCAGAAGCTTCGGCAGAGTACAGCCTTTTGTGGGACGCCCCTAAGTCCACATGGATTCTTCCGCTTCGTGAGCCTCACTTCAACCGACTAATGGGATGGCAGGAGAAGGGGACTGTGCACCGCACTTTCTTTAATCGCCCACCAGGACTCCAGAAGTCAAAAACCCTATTTGGAATCGAGAACCAAAATGAGCATCTGGCTATTGTTGTTGAATCTCCTCTTGATTGTGTTCGTATTGCTTCCGCTGGTATTCATGGCGCTGTGGCTACTTGCGGCGCATCTCCTTCTGAGGAGCAAATCAAGCTCCTCCGATACTCGCAGAAGATTGTAGTAGCGTTCGACAACCCAGCAATCGATAAAGCAGGAGAAAAAGCCTGTAAAGCAATGCTAGACTGGGGACGTAAATACGGTCTTAATCTCTTCTACTTCAACTATGGTAGTAGTAGTAAAAAAGACCCAGGAGACATGACTGATGAAGAGATTCTCTGGGGTATTGAGAATGCCAAACCATCAGTACTTGGAGAACTAGCCTATGTTCAAGGGAACGCTTAAGCCTTATCAGGTCGAAGCCGTCGAAAAGATGGTGGAGAAAAAGAGCATTCTCGTAGCATACGAGATGGGTCTAGGTAAGACTCCTATGACAATCGCTGCCGTAGAGGCTTTGCGAGATGCGGGCCAGACTAACGGAACCACGCTAGTGCTTTGTCTTGCCAGCCTTAAGTACCAATGGCAAAAAGAAATCCTGAAGTTCAGCGACTCTACTGTAGAGGTCATCGACGGCACCAAAGCTCAGCGAGCTAAGCAATACGATGAGTGGGATACTTTCGATTATGTAGTTATGAACTACGAGCAGGTTGTCAACGACTGGGAGATTATCAAGGCCAAGCATCCTGTCGCCATCATCTGTGACGAGGCTACAGCTATTAAGGGGTTCAAGGCTAAGCGAGCAAAGAAGGTAAAGGAGCTCGCTAAAAGTATTCCCATTAGGTTTGCTCTAACAGGAACCCCAATCGAGAACGGTAAGCCTGAAGAGGTGTTCTCCATCATGCAGTTTGTTAATCCTAAAGTACTTGGCCGCTTTGACTTGTTCGATAAGGCGTTCATCGTTCGCAATCACTTCGGTGGAGTACAGCGATACAGGAACATCCCCACCTTACACAAAGCTCTGATGGATTACACGGTCCGTAAGTCTCAGAAAGATGAGGATGTAAAGCCCTATCTACCAGACGCTGTTTATCGTGAGCCGCTCATCATCAGCTTGGATTCGAAGTCCCAGCGTCTATACAACCAGATTGCTCTAGACCTTCAAGAGCTTCTATCAGAAGCCAGCGAAGCATTTGGAAGTAACTTCAATCTTGCTGCACACTACGGTCAGACCTATGACCCAGGCGACCCAGCCAACCAGATGCGTGGAGAAATTATGTCTCGCATCTCCGCATTGCGTATGTTGTGCTCAGGTCCAAACCTGTTGAAAATTAGTCACGACCTATTTGAGGGTCACACAGGTAAAGGCAGTGCGTACATACACTCTCTAGGAGAGCTAGTGGAGGACGTCACTAAGAACCCTAAACGAGACGCTTTAATCTCGTATCTATCTGACCATTTAGGCATCGACGAATCCTACAAAGCTGTAGTATTTTCTTCCTACTTAACATCGGTCTACGACATTGTTTCCGAGCTCGCTGCCAAAGGCATCGAAGCGGTTGCATATACAGGAGAAATGAATGCTAAACAAAAAGAAGAAGCCAAAGTCAAATTTCAGACTACAGCTGCTTGTAGGGTACTTGTTAGTAGTGATGCTGGTGGATACGGTGTGGACCTTCCTCAAGCAAACTTGCTTGTCAATTATGACCAGCCTTGGTCTTCTGGCCTCGCTGTCCAGCGAAACGGACGAATCAACCGTACGTCGTCCACGTGGGAAACAATAACCGTACAAGACATCCTTGTAAAAAATTCCATTGAACAGCGTCAGTATGATATGCTCAAGCAAAAGGGCAACGTTGCAGGAGCAATTCTCGACGGCGCTAACATTAATGAAAAAGGTGGAGTAGACTTAACAGTCGGAAGTCTAATGAACTTCCTCACCAATAAACTAATCTAGGAGAGCAATGGCTAAGGGAAAGGGCGGAGCACCAGCTCCTGCCAGCAAAAGCAACGACCGCCAAAATGGCAAGGCTTCTAAGAAGCACCCAAAAACTTTTGACGCTACCAAGCGTCGTCTAGTGAGCGTGAAATAATGGCAAACCGCATTGACGAAGAAATTAACGTAGCAGACCCTAACGACCCTGCAAGCCAGATTCGTGAGTATGTAAAGCTAAAGGCAACAGAGTCAGTTCTAAAGGCTCGTGCAGAAGAACTTCGTGTCACCATCTTTGCACGCATGGAAGAGGCTGGCTACGAAGATGACAAAGGCAACATTCAGCTAGACCTAGACCAGCCAGTAGATGGTGTGGTTCGTCTTGAGAAGCAGCGCCGTGCTACCCGAAAGCTCAACGAGCCTAAGGCAGAAGAGATTCTTACAGCACTAGGTATTTACGATGAAGTATTCGTAATGAAGCCAGTGCTTGACGAAGACGCTCTAATGGCCGCATACTTTGAAAACAAGATTACTGAAGAGCAACTTGACGAGATGTTCCCAACCAATGTAGTCTGGGCACTACGAGTTCTTAAGAAGTAATCATGGCAGGTATGCGAAGCGAAGACGAAATCCTCAAAGCCTTTGAGGGTCTAGACCGTGTACCTGGCTCGAAGCAACCACGTCGTCCGTCTACCGAAGAGGCAGACAAGCGCCGTGCAAAAGCCATGGGTGAGTCTAACGGATGGGATGCAAATCCAATCATCAAGACTCTCCGTGGGGTAGAGACCGAAGTGTTTACAATTGCCGCTCTTGCAGCTGCTCTTGAAAAGCAAGTCGTAACTATCCGACTCTGGGAAAAAAAGGGATATATCCCAATTGCTCCCTACCGTTTGCGTTCTAAGAGTCTTAATGGTAAAAAAGTAAATGGTAATCGTGTTTACACACGAGAGCTAATTGAAATTACCGTTGAAGAGTTCAACAGGCGTGGACTTTTAGGTTCTGCTCGTGTAGAGTGGAATCAGCTGGAGGACCTAACAGAAGTTCTAGTAACTCGCTGGAAGGAAGCCCTGCAACCCCGAGAGCAGTAATGCCTCATTACCGATAGAGAGCCGTAGGCCTCATTACCGAAAGAAGATACACCATGGCAATTAACCGCCCATCAGTCGACGCAGACAACTACATGGTAGAAGACAGCGAAGACATCGCACCAAAGCACGGAACCACCGTTCAGGCTGGTTGGGGTGCAGCAGCTGCAGCCCTAAAGCCAAAGGAGAAGTCAACCGACTACCCTAACGACTTCCGCATCAGCGAGCAGGCTCAGCTTGTCCGCTTCCTAGAGGCAGAGCCATTTGCTGTCTACGAACTGCACTGGATTGACGCTATCAAGGAAGGCAAGCGTTCGTTTGTCTGCCTAGGTGACGAGTGCCCACTTTGCACCGTTGCTGGTGACAAGCCACGTGCTAAGTTCGCTTTCAACGTTCTAGTCGCTAGCGACGAGAACCCTTCAGTACAGATTCTCACTGCGCCACCTTCATTCGCACGCCAGCTACAGGCAGCGAACGAGGACCCACGCCGTGGTCCATTGACCAAGTACTACTGGTCAATTTCTCGCCAGGGTTCAGGCCCACAGACACAGTACACTTTGGACCGTGTCCGTGCCACTGACTTGGCGGAGGACTGGGAGCTTGACGCTGAGGAGCTAGACGCTGCATCAGAAGGTGCAGCACTTTACGACACCAGTGCCGTCTACGTTAGCCCATTCGAAGACGTACTAAAGGTTGCTCGTACTCTAGTTTCTGCATAGTCACCACCCACCGTATAGGGAGCCAGAGTTTTTCCCCCCTAGTTTTCTCTGGCTCCCTATACCCATCTCTTAGGGCATAAATTGAATATCATCACCACCAAACAGCAGCTGGACGAATTTGTCGCTGCATACTCTAAAGTAGACGCCTTTGCATGGGACGTCGAAACTATTGGCGAAGACCGCCTTTACCCAGTCATTAACGATGTCTGCTGGATTTCTTTTGCGACCGAAGGACGTGTAGACGTCATTCCTATGGGCCACCCTAATGGAGACTTTGAGTCCTGGGATAAGCCACTGCTACTAGAGGGCCAGCGCCGTCTAGCAGCGGGCAAAGAACTTACTGACGCACACTACTCAAAAGCTGAGAGCAAGTGGACCGCTAAGTTCGGTCCTGCACCAGAGCAACTACTTCCTGGAGATGTCTTTGCTGCAATCAAACCAATTATGTTTGGCCCTGCACTAAAGATTGCGCACAACGCTAAGTTTGACCTTAAGTCTGTAGCTAAGTACTACAAGGGACAGGTTCCTGCTAAGCCACACTTTGACACTCTTATGGCTGCCTTCATCATCAACAACCAGAACAAGCACGCACTAGGACTAGCCGCCTGTGTGAAGCGTGAGTTGGGAATTGACGTAGAAAAGGGCGTGGGAGAGAACGTTGCCCTGCACTCTTTCGGAGATGTAGCGAAGTACTCAGGCATCGATGCTGAGGTCACCTGGGAGCTCTACAAGGCCTTAGCGCCAAAGATTACTGGTAGCCTCACTAAGGTCTGGAAACTCGAAACTGACGTACTTGCAGCCCTCTGCGACATGGAATTGACGGGTGCCTACATTGACCAGGACGCTCTAGAAATTCTGGCTGAGGAAATCTCTGCGGGTAAAGAAGCAGCGGAAGCTAAGGCATACAAGATTGCTGGAAAAGCTTTTGCTATTAACTCAGTACCAGCTAAGCAGAAGCTTTTGTTTGGTGTAGAAGACGGTGCGGTCAAGGCTCGTCTAAAGCCAAACCCTAAGTTCAAAAACGTACTCACCCCAAAGGGACTAGATGTTTACCGTGCAGGAGAAGACCTCACCGAAGCTCACTTCTCTTGCTCTGCAGACGCTCTAGAGTACTACCGTGGTAAGGATGAGCTAGTAGACGCTCTACTAGAGTATGCGGACTTGAACAAGCTGATGACTACCTATGTAACTCCATACACTGGTGGAACCGTGACTCGCACCACGAACGGAAAAATCACACAGACTGAGCGCAAGTCTCTTCTAATCAATGGTCGTGTACACACTAACTTCAAGGCACACGGTGCTGAGACTGGGCGCTTCTCATCAAGCGAGCCTAACCTACAGAACATCCCATCATCAGGAGAGTACGGAAAGCTAGTACGTAACCTATTCGTAGCTCCTCCAGGCCACAAGCTTGTGGTTGCTGACTACTCTCAAATTGAGCCACGAGTCATTGCAGCTTTCTCACGTGACCCACTACTGATGAACAACTACCTGACTGGTGGAGACATCTACACCACTATCGGTGACACTATGGGTGTAGACCGCAAGGCAGGTAAGGTTCTTGTGCTTGCCATCTCTTACGGTGTAGGTCCTGACAAGATTGCGGCTTCTATCGGATGTTCTGTAAAGGAGGCCAAGGACTTGATGAATAACTTTGAGAAGAAGTTCTCTTCTATTCAGAAGTACAAAGCCGCTGTAATCCGACGTGCACGCAACGCTGGGCCTATTCCTTTTGTTGAAACTATCTTCGGTCGCCGCCGTTACATCCCCGACCTAAAGAGCAACGACACTGGTCTACTTGCTCGTGCAGAGCGCCAAGCGTTCAACACAATGATTCAGGGGTCTGCTGCAGACGTAATGAAGCTTGCATTAGTTCGTGCCCACTCTTGCTTTACTGACGAACCATCCATTAATGTTATTCTTACAGTACATGACGAGTTGGTAACCATTGCCCCAGAAGACCGTGCAGAAGAAACTGCTGAGGCCATCAGGGAGTCTATGGAAGGCATCCGTCTCCAGGCGCTACAAATCCCGCTAATTGCCGATGTAAAGATTGTCGATAAATGGGGAGAGGCAAAGTAATGTTTAAAAAGAAACGTCCAAAGGACGTAACCCTAGGTGAGCTGAACAGCCGTCTTCGTGGATACATCTTGGACTCTCAAATCCAGAACGGTCACGAGCTAAGTGTCCTTCTAGGTTGCACCTCTCTAAGCGATGAAGTAGCTGAGCGTGAGGAAGAGGAGAGCGACAAGCGTTTGGAAAGGATTAGTTATCTAGTTCCTTTGCTGTACGCATATTCACACACTCTTTCAGAAGGAGCAGTGGAGTACCAGCGCCAGAACCTACCAGCAGAACTGAAGGAGCTCCCAGATGAGCTCTGGACAGCTAGCCGTAGGATGATGGAGCAAGTCACGATGTCTGCCCTAATGGGTGCGGTATCACAGCTAATTGATATGGGTCTACTAGAAGTACCAAGGAAGATGAAATGAGTAATGCAGATTGGTGGGCAAACAAACTAGCCCAGTCTCAGCCACAGGCACCAGCCCAGCCAGGTCGTCCAATGAACCTGCCTGCTATGCCTCCATCACAAGTCCCTATGCAGCCGATGCCTTCCTTTCAAAGTCCGCAGACGGAGCGTGCGCAGTCAGCTAAACAGACTGCTACGTGTCCTGACTGCGGGTCGGTTAATTACATGGCGGTTGCCAATGCGGCACCACGCTGCTATGACTGCGGGTACCCTATTGCGCAGTCAGGCTCACGGTACGGAAACCTAGCAGGAGCACATGTCGAAGGGGCTGCAAAGCAAGCTGCAGGAAATGATACTCAAAGCAACTGGAACCCACAAGGGATTATCGGAAGGATTGATGGCTAATGTGGATTAGCAAGAAGAAGTACGAGCGAGAGATTTGGGAAACCAAGCTCAAATCTATTGACAACCATCGTGAGGCCGAGCAGTCGGACAAGATTTGGGAGTTAGAACAAGACGTAAAGAAGCTAAAGAAGAAGCTTCTTAAACTAGAAGGGATGATTAAAAATGGCTATTAATGCCGAAGCACGAAAGATTATGGCCCAGATTAACAAGAAGCTGGGTACGGATGCTGTAGTTATTGGCGGAGACATTCGTGGAGAACTAATCCCCCGCATGACTACTGGCTCCACTACGCTGGACTATGTTCTAGGTGGCGGGTTCCCAGCCAACCAGTGGAACGAGCTGCGTGGTGAGCCGTCACACGGCAAGACTGCTATTGCTCTAAAGACCATCGCCGCTAACCAGGCCAAGGACCCAGAGTTCACAGCCGTATGGGTAGCTGCTGAGCAGTGGGTCCCAGAGTACGCAGAGATGTGTGGTGTGGATACCTCACGAGTAATCGTTATTGAGACCAACATCATGGAGGAAGCGTACGATGCAGTAATTGCCTTCGCTGAATCCAAGTCTGTTGACGCTATTGTTATTGACTCGCTACCAGCTCTTGTTCCATCTGCTGAAGATGACAAGAACATGGAGGAGTTCACTGTTGGTCGTGGAGCTCTACTAACTAACAAGTTCTTCCGCAAGGCGGGAGCTGCAATGAAGCGGTCCCTAACTGAAGCAGAACGCCCTATCCTAGGCCTAATCATTAACCAGTTCCGTATGAAGATTGGTGTAATGCACGGAGACCCCCGCACTACTCCTGGCGGTGTCGGTAAGGACTATGCTTACTTCACTATCGCTGAGGTTCGCCGTGACGAGTGGATTGAGACTGGTTCAGGAAACAACAAGGTTCGTGTAGGCCAGCGTATCAAGGTTCGTGTAACCAAGAACAAGACTGCCCCACCACAGCAGGTAGCATTCATTGATTACTACTTCAAGGACCACAGCATCTATTCAGCGGGTGACTACGACACTGCCAAGGAAGTTGCAGCGATGGCAATCGTCAAGCAGATTGTGGACCGCAAGGGCGGATGGATTTACTACGGTGAGCGTAAGTGGCAGGGCCAAGAGGCACTTGTTAATTCACTACGTGAAGAGGTAGACTTCTATGAGGAGCTTCGTGAGAAGGTTCTTTCAACCCCAGATAACTTTGGAGTAATGACTGATGAGTAAGATGAACGAAATGTCAATCGACGCCCAAGAAGCCGCTTTCGAGCGGATGGTAGAGCAGGAGCGTAACGAACTCCGCCTAGAAGGCGCAGAAGAACTTCGCTATGAAATTCGCCGTATCATTCGTACCCATATGGAGTATGAGCCAGACGGCCTCTACCTTAAAGGTATGGCCAAGGCTCTTGCCATCGTAGAGGGTGTAGAACTGTAGTGAAGAGCGAAGGCCTTGATGCCAGGTTTCTAGCACAGGTAGTGGAAGACCCTACTACCTCGTGCTGGAACTGGTCGGGTTACTTGATGCGAGGATATGGGCAATATCACCCAACTCATGGCACCACAGTCAAGGCCCACAGGTATTCCTATGAGATGACAGTAGGTCCGATTCCTGAAGGCTTGACTATTGACCACTTGTGTACCAATAAAGCCTGTGTAAACCCAGAGCACCTAGAGCCAGTTACTCGTGGAGAAAACGTTCGACGACATTACTCCTCACAGGAGAAGTGCGAAAAAGGACTTCACTTTTGGACTGAGGACAACACACACGTCCGTCCCAATGGACGACGTCAGTGCAAGGCGTGTTCTACAGACTACCGTAAAAAGTACTACACTATAAAGGGTGTTTAAATGACAAAATCAGTAGGCCAAAAGGAATCCCAGAAGCACGAGAAACGAATCGCAAAAGCCATTGGAGGGCAAACCACGGCAGCTTCTGGGGCCTTCTGGTCCCGCAAAGGGGACGTACGCAGTGCGGACCTGCTTATTGAACACAAGTGGACTGGTAAGAAAACCAAAACTATCAGTGCACTAGAGCTAGAAAAAATCACCAACGAGGCCATCATGGATGGTCGAACACCTGTTTTTGGGATTCACCTAAATGGAGAAGATTACGTAATCCTACTTGAAACGGACTTTCTTGAGATGGCCCGAGATTTAGGAAAACTAAACGTTAATGACTAACTTCTTCAATGGAGAACACTGGACCTCGCAGTCAAACTGCGCAGGGATAGACACGGAAATATTCTTTCCACCTAGAGACAAAACTCAGTACAAAGTTATAGCTGACCAAGCAAAGGTCTACTGCTTCGGCGGTAGAGACCAGCAGGGTCAAGAAGTTCCTCCGTGCCCTGTTAGACTCAACTGTCTTTGGTACGCCATAGACGGAGACGAGCAGCACGGTATATGGGGAGGGCTCTCACATAGAGAGCGAAACGCCCTGGTACGTAAGTGGCAAAAGCAATACAAGAGCAGCATGACGCTGAAGGAATACGTCTTTCAGCTAAATAAGAAGGGCAAGTTATGGCAGTCATCAAGTCAGACCTAAAGAAGTTTCTAGACGCCAAGAAGAGCAACAACCGTCTACTAGGTGACATTGAGCGCCATCTACAGGCCCGCCCAGTAGGTGACCGTGACTACACTGTCCTTCACCCGTCTGAAATCATTAAGAAGGACCACTGCTGGCGAGCATCTTACTTCCTTCTACGTGGGCACCCAAGAGTGGCGGATAAGCCAGGCCTACGACTTCAGAACATCTTTGATGAAGGCCACTACATCCACGCTAAGTGGCAACGATGGTTCCAGGAAATGGGAGTCATTCATGGGCAGTTCAAGTGCCAGGTTTGTGACCACATTACCTGGGGCACCTCTCCACAGGAGTGTGAGGTCTGCCAGGCATCGTGGGAAAAGCTGCTCTACTCTGAAGTAACTATGCGCCACGACAAGCTTCGTATCAAGGGCCACACCGATGGCTGGATAAAGGGAATCGGAAACGACACTCTTATCGAGATTAAATCAATCGGAGAAGGCACCATCCGTTCAGAGCAGCCTGGCCTTCTAATGGACGCCGATGGAGACTTCATGAAGGCGTGGAAGAACGTTCGTCGCCCATTCGGTGGACACATCCTCCAGGGCCAGATGTACCTGGAGCTCATGGACCGCATGGGTATGGTAGGTGAAAACGGTGAGCCACTTGATGAGATTGTTTTTATCTATGAGCTAAAGGCTAACCAGGACTTCAAGGAGTTCTCTATCAAGCGTGACTTCGAATTGGTTCGTCATGTTTTTGACGCAGCTAAAGAAGTAGTAGAATGTGTAGAGGACAACTATGTTCCGCCATGTAACAACAACCCTGGTGGTACCTGCAAGCAGTGTGCACCATACAAGGAGGACTAATAATGGGCGCATTAGAGAAATTTTCTGGGTGGGGTCTCCACTTTTCTAAACCAAGCGATGAGCAGGTGACCCTTCCTAGGGACATTACTACGGTCAACTCAGAAGAGCTGGGAGAGCTGTTTACTCAGCTAACTGCATGGGCGGACTATATTGCTTCTCAGCTAGTTATGGCTCAACTAGAAGAGCGAGCAGCACTCCGAGCCAAGGAGTCACTAGAGAACAGCATGACCTTTAAGCGGCTAGGTGCGCAGGTCAAGGGTGAGCGAGTAACTGCTATTAAGGCAGAGATTGCTTCTCACCAAGACATTATTGACCTAGAGAATGACTACGAAGAAAAGTATGCCTACCGCAAACTCCTAGAGATGCTAATGAACAACCATGAGCGTGACCTACAGCTAGTCAGCCGTGAGATTACCCGTCGTTCAAACGACTCCCGTGCAACCCGTAAGGAATACTTCAGTGCCTGATATCCAGTTCCGTTCTGATATGACAGTAGAGCTAATTGACTCGATGGCTAAGGACTCTAATGTAGCGATGGCTGCTCGTGTCTCTACCGTAAGCGGTACCCACGAAAATGTCGTGGACCTTACTAAGGATGCAGGCCTAATCAACTACCTGATGCGTGACCGTCATGGTTCGCCGTTCGAGCATAACGCCTTTACCTTCTACATTGAAGCCCCGCTATTCGTGTTCCGAGAGTTCCAGCGCCACCGCATCGCAAGCTACAACGAAGAATCAGGCCGTTACAAGGAGCTGGAGCCAGTATTCTACGTCCCCAACTCTGACCGTAAGCTAGTGCAGGTGGGCAAGGCGGGGGCGTATACCTTCGAAGAAGGAGACTACTCTCAGAAGATGACTGTTCCTGCAGAGCTCATGCGTACCAGTGACGACGCTTACTTAGCATACAAGCGTATGCTGAACTACGGCATTGCTCGTGAGGTAGCCCGTATGGTGATGCCACTAAACGTCTACAGCTCTATGTACGTAACTATGAACGCCCGCTCACTGATGAACTTCCTAAGCCTACGCTCACTGGAGCAAGGCACCTACCCGTCATTCCCTCAGTGGGAAATTGCTGACGTAGCCACTCAGATGGAGCTAATCTTCAGCGAAAAGATGCCCCTCACTTACAATGCTTTTGTTAGCAACGGACGAGTGGCCCCCTAGTGGGTATACTGACAGTTCTACTTTTAGTAGTCACCCTTTTATTAATGAACTCCATATGGGGAAAGCGATAGAATTATGCAAATCACTGTTTACAGCAACCCAAACTGCGTCCAATGCGAGCAGACCAAGAAGTGGCTAACTCGTAACGAGCTTCGCTTCGACGCAAAGATGATTGAGGACAGCCCAGAAGTACAGGCACTTATCGCAGAGCACAAGTTTCAATCAGCTCCAGTAGTTGTAGCAGGGGACAAAGTTTGGTCAGGGTTCCGCCTAGACCACCTAAAGGACATCGCCCACGAAATTGCGGCTAAGGAGCGGTAATGATTATTGGACTAAGCGGGTATGCCAGAACTGGCAAGGACACGGTCGCAAACATTCTAGTAGAGCAGCATGGGTTTACAAAGCTAGCCTTTGCAGACCCTATGCGTGAGGCGTTGCTACGCTTAAACCCTTTTATTGAAGTGAATGACATCCAGCACATGCCACTAGACCAAGCTCTACGGGTATACAGCTGGGAAGACCTAAAGAGCGAAAGCCCAGATATCCGAGGACTGATGCAGCGCATCGGTACTGAGGTTGGCCGTCAGATGTTCGGTGAGAACGTATGGGTTGACCTAGCGATGAAAGAGGCAGCAAAGTACGAGAACGTAGTGTTCTCCGATGTTAGGTTCCTAAACGAGGCTGATGCACTTCGTAACGCTGGAGGCTCTATCTGGAGGATTGAGCGCCCAGGCATCGAAGCGGCTAACGACCACATCTCAGAGACTGGTTTAGACGACTACTCTTTTAATGCTGTTTTGTCTAACGATAGGGGCACAGAAGAGCTAGTTGACACCGTAGCTAGCGGCATTGAGTTCGAGCACTTGTTAGACAGCCTAAAGCGTGGCTGAAAAAGTATTTGATGGTGGCCTACTCCCTGGGGCAATTGCCCTAGGGATAGACCAGTCCCTAACAGGGTTTGCTTTGACGGCCCTTAACGTGGGGCGTCCAGAGTGTTACGAGACTTGGGTGTACAAGTCTCCATATAAAGGTATACAAAGACTAGCTGACATTAGATTTTGGCTAAGAGGAAAGATTATGTGGCTGGCCTTAGAGGGCCATGAGTTCCACGATATTGCTATGGAGGGCACCGTCCTAGCTAGCCATTCGGCGCTAGTGCTAGGCGAATTAGCTGCCACAGTAAAGCTGACTCTATGGGACCAGTTCGAAGACACCATGGTAGAGCACTGCAGAACCCCATTGCAAATTCCCCCTATGACATTAAAGAAGTATGCTGCAGGAAAGGGCAATGCCAAAAAGCAAGAAATGCTTATGCAAATTTATAAGCGTTGGGGTATCGAGTTTAACGATGACAACGCAGCAGACTCATACGCTCTCGCAAGACTGGCGTCAGGCTCAATTACAGGGGAAATAGAAAAAGCTATTATAGAGCAAGTTAAAGACGTAAAGTACAGGGATTCACTGTACCCTTAGTAGTTGAGGCAGGGCACGACTATTAAGGAATACAAATCGTGACCGAAGAAACAACAAACGTAGCATCAACAGAAGAGCCGTTCCTACGAGTATCAGCTGGGTCTAACCCGCAGTCAGTAGCATCGGCAATTGCCCACGCCATTTACGACAACCGAGCTGTTAAGCTCCGTGCCGTTGGCGCAGGCGCAGTAAACCAAGCGGTTAAAGCACTAGCAATTGCTCGTGGTTATGTAGCTCCACGTGGTCTAGACCTGACTTGCAAGCCAGGATTCACCACAATTGAGTCTCGTGACGGAGAAATTTCTGCTATTGTGTTTGCCATTTCAGCAAGCTAAAAAAGCCTTACTCTAGTAGTAAGTAAAAGGAGTTTCCATGGCATCTTGGACAAGTCTAGGACACGGTATGCGTCGTCGCATCGGTGCTCCATCAAACCATCTAGAATCGGCAGGTCACGAAATGGCAGAACGTAATCACTCAACCTCAGACGAGGCACACGAGGCTGCAAAGTCAGCTGGTAGCCACCGTATTGCAATCGGCAACGATGCATACGCAGCCGCACCAGCACCAGCACTTCAGGGTACTCTAGTACCTAAGAAGAACGTTCAGGCAGGTGACCCTACCGCAGGCGGTAAGGCAAACCGTGCGAACATCGAAAAGGTGGGCGCTTCATACCGCATCACCCCAAAGACTGCTTCACAGCTTGTTGACCCAGCAGTAGGCCCAACCATGGCTAACGCTCGAATTGTTCCATCGGTAGCGGGCCGTGCGAACCCTAACTTCGAAGCTGGTATCCAGGCTAGTTCTCTCTAAACAGAGTAGGTTCTACTAATGGATGCTCCTTACAGCGTTCGCCCACTGGGTAACCCAATACGCTCCAACAACAGCAACTCTCAGTTCGCTAAGGTTGGAGCGGGCGCTGCCGCTAACTTCGGTAGTCAGCGTGCAATGGCATGGGGAGTCCAACGTGGAGCTGACGCTCCTGTAGAGTCTCTAAACGCACTCAACGCTGGAAGCTACCGTAAGTTCGAAACAGGCCCTGGGTTCCAACCAGTAGAAGCGAGATAGCTCATGGCTGGTGCAGCAAATAACTTCTCACCACAGCAAAACTGGCAGTCCCTGGGGGCTGGCGGTTTTTACGGCTACAATAACCAGGGCGGACAGGGAACTCCTGTAGCTCGTGGTGACCTTGATGCTATCCGCATTGGAACTGGTCGAGTACCTTCAGCAGAGTATCCAGATGGTTATCTGGGAACTATTCGCTCACGTCGTGACGACCGTCTCCTTGACTCCGTTAAAAGCCGTATTGGACAGAAGGCGTACCAGCGTGGTGTCCACAAGGGTGAGCGTATTGAGCCTAACGCCTACTACTGGCCTATGGAGTTCAACGACCAACAGGGTATCAAGCGCCAGATGAAGGCCAAGCAAGTTAATGTAAACGGAGTCACTGTTTACCAGATTCCACGTAGCGCCCCTAATATCATGCTGACCCCAGCCCCTCACCTAGTTAACGACGGTAAGTCGAACCTAGTGTCTGACTCTCCAGGGCAGATGAACGTAATGCGAGCCAACCAGCTCTCCTACTTGAAGCCAGTGTATAGATAATGGCAAACGAGTTTGATGGAAATTACGACAATACAAAGCCGTGGAGAAACAACCAGACTGACCAGCAAGGTCGTCCTAAGTGGACCTATAACGGCCCATGGTCGTCTAACGAAGAGCGACTAACACAGCAGGCGCTGATGGTAGCAACCATTCCTGGAGCTCAAATCCAGCAGATGGTACGCCCAAACCTGCCACAACTTCAACTTTTCCCACCACGTTTTGGTTATGGACCTCGTCTACAACCAGAGATTGATGACGTGGTATCTCTCGACCGTGTATATACAGAGCCCCGAGTTTCGTGGTTCTCAGGAGGCCCAGCAGGGTATTCTGGTAGTAGTAGAAATGACCTAGGAGCTAACTAATGGCTGGAAATCAAAACGCATTTGCTGCAGGACATGGTGGAGCTGGTGGAGCACCAGTAAACCGTGATTCTGGAGAAGTCCAGGTATACGACGAACAAGGCCGTAAAACCACAGCCCCAGAGGGCAGCGGTGTAACCATTGGCGGAAAGACCCTTTCACACGAGGAGTTCGCTGACCTAGCCCGCACTAACCCAGAAATGCACCGTCAGATTTCACAGTTGCGTGAGACTGGTCGAGTCGCTCAGGTTCGTGAGAACGAGAAGGCCTCTAAGGCAGACGTTATTACCGCTGGTGGAACAGTAGGTACGGGGGAAGTACACCCAGAAGTTCAAAAAGAGCTAGATAAGATTAAGGCTGCAGCTACCCGTGCTCCTCGCACACCTGCAGCAGAGTCAACTCCTAAACCAAGTCGTACTCCTGCCAACCGTATTCGTGGCGCAGTAGTACTGCCTACCCTTCCAGGACGTGCGCTGGTCAACCACGCAGACAAGACTCACCGTCAATACGATACTATTGCTCGAACGATGGCTGTATCTAAAGACCCAGTTGTTTCTGACATGGGGTTCACTGCTCTAGACCACCTGAGTAAGGCCAAGCCTCTTATCGAAGAAGCTAAAGTCCTACACGACCAGGGCGGCGACGCCCAAGAGTTGGGCAATGAAAGAGTTATCTCTGCTCACCCACACATTCAGGCTGCCCACGACACTTTAAACAATGAGTACATCAAGTCCTATGGAGAACGTGCGGGAGTAAACACAGAGCTCCCACAGGAGTCCCTCGACAAGCTAACAGAGGGAGTACGTACTACTCCAGTACTCAAGAAAGCCAAAGCAATGCCTGACATTAACTTTGGTGGACAGAGCCGTCGTTTGGATGACCCTGCAATTAAGGAAGCTGAAAAGCGTGCCCGCACCGACGAATCTCCAGCAGCTCAGGCCGCTGGTGCAAAAATTCGTACCGCTAAGCGAGGAACTCCTCGCATGTACGCCGCAGAGCGCAACACTCCAGTACCTGGTTCTGTTACAGGTGAAGACATGGAAGCAACCACCCCAATGGGAGCAGGACGCAACGGCCGTGGCCCTCGTGCAAAGAAGCCTGTATCTTCAAACCCAGGAGTAGCACCAATCACCCGTGTACGCACACCAGCTAGCAAGGCTACTCCTAAGACCGCTATTTCAAATGGTAGCCGTGTAGGGCTTACCCCTAAGTTCGACGCAACTTCAGCCGTAGAAGGCGGAGACGCTGGAATGGCTCCAAAGAAGGGTAAGAAGTAATGGCACAGAAGAGAAGCACTAATAAGGCTGCAATCCGCTCCACCGCAGCTGCCAGCAAGGTTGTTAACGCAGCCGATGCAGCCGCAGCAGAGGTCCCAGTAGCTAAGAACCCTAAGCGTGTTCGCCCGCCTAAGGCCAAGCCGTTCTCACTTAACCCACAGGGGGATGCAGCAGACGCCGCACGCCCACACCGTCGTGCAGGGTTTGACCGTGAGTCACGTCGAGCAGCAATTCAGACTGCAGCTAACAATGCCCGTGCAATTCCTCTAGGAGATGAGCTAACTAGAAACGCTCAGCGTCTAGTAGACTCTCACACCCGTGAAGTAATGGCAATGAAGCAGAAGTACCCTCATGTCCAGGCCATTCAAGAGCAGCGACCAATTACGCTGGAAGAAGCTCGAGCACGCCTCGCAGGACAGCCAAAGCCAAAGGGAACTGTAACTAATGCAGCTCCAGGAGCCAAGCCTGTAAAGGCAGACACTAAGGCTACGGAACTAAACGCCCGTGCAAAATCTAACAAGAACATCATCGGTAACGATGGCATCATGAAGACATTCAGTGAGTTGGATAACTAATGGCCAGCAACCCAGAAATCCTAAAGGAAGCCAAGCAGCTTAAAGCTGCAGGCAAAAAGTTAAAGCCGCACCACCAAGCTGCGCTAGACAAAGCCCAGCGTGCAGTAGATGCCAAGCGTGCAAAGCGCCAAACAGCGTCTGCCGAGAAGCCAACCGCATCAAAGATTGCAGATGCCGCACTATCCAAGGGCCCAGCAGCATTGGTTCGTCAAACTCCTAGTTACGACACCTCAAAGACTAATGAAGTTCCTGTAACTACTGAGTCTATTAGCGGAGACCTCCGTCACCACGACGCAATCCGAGAGCTAGCTGACCACATCTCAGACCGACTTTCTGAAGTAGAGACTCCAGCGAACAGCATTGGCGTGGGTAGAATCGCTCAGCACCTCAACAATACTTACAAGATGTTGGATGCGCATCAGTACAAGCACAAAACTGGTGACGTTCCTGCAGCAACCCTGGGCCTATCAAAGGCATCAGAATACCTGGGTCACGCTGAGAAAGAGTTCAAGAACACTTTCTCAGGAGAAAAGCTAGTAAGTTCTCCAGTACCTATGGCAGAAGTTGCCACAGACATCGCTAAGCAGTACGCAACTAGCGACACCCCAGGCGTGGGCAGTGAGCCAGACACGGGTGTTAAAGTAGCGATTCCTAAGGAAAGGCGAATTACTAAGGAAGAGAAATCCGCCAGAGAGGCTGCACTTGAAGCAGCCAAGCCTGCATCAGTAAAGCGATTTGCTGAGCTGACCCCAGACATGATGGCCGCTAACAAAGAGGCCTTTAAGCGGAGTAACCCATCGCCAGTGGCTACACCAGCTAACGACCGTATGCTACGTGAAGCTAATAGAGCAAAGCTAAGTGCAATCGCAGACATCAAACGACGTTACCCAGAGGCCCCTAACGGAGCCCCTCAGGCAACATTTGATTACCACGTGAACAAGGCAACTGAAGCATTGCACGCAGGACAACCACTAGCGCAGGACACCAAGAGTTTCCTGGGAAATGATGTTATTTTCCACGTTAAGCGTGCAGTTCAGCAGGCCAAGCTGTCAGGCGGAATTAAGGCCACTAACATTGATTCCGACATGGGTGAAGATACAGCAAAGCCTATTGAGAACGAAGTAAAGATTCCTTCATCAGAGGATGCTCCAGGAGAGGCCACCCTACGTCCAGGACGTGGTGCTCGTGGCGGTTCTATGGACGAGTTCACGAATGGTCGTGGCTAATGTTTGATGGAGACGGCGGAGAAATTCTAGAGCTTCAGGCTGCTAGAATCGCTCAAAATGCTACCATTTATAAAGGGTCAGCACCATGTCCTTTATGTGGAGTAGTAGTAAACCCTACAGAGTTCATGTACAACAAAGGTCTGTGCACACCTTGTCACCACGACAAGATGGCAAAGCGAGTTAAAGGAAAGATGGCATAATGGCTGTTAATACATCACGTTCAATGAACGCAAGCCTCAACGAAGGCGCAACTGACGGCAAGTACCGCAAGACTCGCCCAGACACCGAGGTCCTAGACCACGAAGGTCACGAGAAGACTATGGACAACCGTCAGTCACTACACCCATTCTTCGGTTACGGTTTCACTACTAGTGAGTACCCAACTGACGCTCAGGTAAACCCAGGGAAGTAATTATGCCAATTAATCCACGTCAATTTGTAAACCAGATGAAGCAACGCCGTACAGCAGTCCAGGACCTACGTCGTGGTGCTGTAGGTGCAGGTATCCAGGAACGCATGGGTGCTGGAATTCACGGAGGGGGGGCCCTGGGAGCAGCCAACGCCAGCCACACCTACTCTAACGCAGGCGACCCATTCTCACCACAGCGTACAGCCTGGAACGCAAGTCCTAGGGACCAGATGAACGAAGCAAAATCAGGCGCAATGAAGTCAGGTCTTAGCGCAAAAAAGGTTGACAAGGTAGTTAACCGCAGCATGAAGAAGGCTGCCAAAGCAGGCACGTTTAACAAAGCTGAGATTGAAGGACGTAAAATGGGTGGCCACAGCACTAAGCTAAACCCATTCCGTGGCTAATAAAAAGTTTTAAGTATAGAACCCTCGCCAATGGCGGGGGTTTTGTATTAGGATAGTTATTACACAATAAGGAGTAAACATGAGTGGATTGATTTCACCTGATGGTAAACCACTAATTGGTTCTAAAAAGATTGAGGGACCAGTAATCCGTCTGTTGCTGTGCCTCGAGTGCAAGACACTCGAAGAGCTGCCAGACTACGAGGGCCCAAGCAACCACGACTACCTGTTGGAGATTGCTGTAGAGAAGCACAAGAGCCCATACTCAGGAGAACCTCACAACGGGAAGCTGTTCAAGCTGCCAGTCAAGGTCTGGGGTAATGGAGAGCAGCGTGAGGCAATTCTAAAGGAGTTGTCTGACGGAGCCCGTGGTCTAAACGCACTGAACCCAGACGATGACCCAGAAAAGAGCTTCTACCAAGTCAAGATGCAGTTTGCGGAAGACGCAATGGCGTGCTGGATGAAGCACAACCAGCCAAAGAATGACTGCGATGACTACCAGAAGCCCTCCAAGCGCCTACTACCAGACACCGCAAAGGAACGTGGTGAACTAGGTCTGCCTAAGCCAGAGCACCTGGAAGGCCCAAAGATTTACACATGCAATTTCTGCCCGTATCACGGAGAAGTTGTACAACGTAAACGTCGCATCCTCGGATTATATTAGGAGTAACAATGTCACAAGCAGAAACATATTTTCTAGTAGTAGTAAACGAAGATGGTACATTCACCACATATGCGGAGATTCCATCAGAGCTGCCAGCGGTAACCCGCCGAGCAACAAACTACGAGGTGTACCAGACCTGTAAGTCAATCGCAGAAGAGTTTGACACCCAGATTCTAGTAGACCGCATCACCAAATCAGTGGTAGGAACGCTAATGCCACAGACACAGACCGTGGCTGATGTAGTAAAGGACAAGCTCAAGGAACGTGGGATTGACCCAGAAAGCGTAACCCCAGCAGAATAGAATAGTCTTATGACTATTTCTGGTGGCAACCCAACATCATACTTCAGCGCACCCTCGTCAACCTTGGACCCAAAGTTGTTCGAAGGTCGTGCGATTAAGTCGTGGGCCAGAACTGGAATTCTAAGTATCCTAGGAGATTTCCTCTCACTACGTTACCGACACCAAGACCTGTGGGCCCATGCGTGGCTCGCAGGTTCTGGTGTTTCGTACCAGTGGGAGTCTGCTAGAGAGCCAGGAGACCTAGATTGCCTAGTAGGCGTAAACTACGTTCAATTCCGTAAGGCTAACCCTACATTTGCAGGTCTAACTGACAAAGAGATTGCAGACCAACTAAACGAAGAGTTTAGAGATGAGTTGTACGGTCAGACAGAGCACTGGAATGGTTACGAGCTGACGTTTTACGTCAACCCAGGGGCGTCGGACATTCGAACCATCAAGCCATACGCAGCGTACGACCTAAAGTACAACGAATGGACAGTGTACCCAGACCCACAGCAGTCAGCACCGACGAACCAGGAATGGGAGTCAGTAGTAGCGGCGGACAAGTCTAAGGCAGACCAGGCCTCCATTAGATTTACTGGAGCGTTAAACGCCCTACAGGTAGCGCACAACGACGCACTGCGACGCAATGCAGAGTCAAAGATGTGGGCTGCTGGACACCAGGCCCTGGCAATGTACCAGGAGATTCACACGAATCGTAGTATGGCATTTTCTCCACAAGGAAGTGGTTATGGAGATTTCCATAACTACCGTTGGCAAGCAGCCAAGCGTGAAGGCACAATCAATACGCTGCGCACGATTCGTGAGCACCTAAAAAATATTAGTTCAGCAAGTGCATCCTCCACCTATGGAGTAGATTTGCCATCAGCGGACGTATTAGTTCGTAGAGCAGCAATCTACAGGAACACCATTTGACACTTAGTTATTGCATTATTTGCAGACACCTATTGGAATTCGGTTTATGTACCGATGAAGATTGCACATGCGATTGTCCAGAGGATAAATATTAGGAACAGCCAATGCACATACTCGTAGAACTAGATGGCGTATTAAGAAGTAGGACCCAAGAGCCTATCGCCACTGGTATTCAGATGGTAGGCGCACTAAGTGCGTACAATCAAATCTCCTTAATGACAGATGCCTCCACCGCAGAGGTTACGCAGTGGTTGGATGTCAACAAAGTTGTAGATTTTGACAATGTGTTCGACGCATCCCTGAGCCTAGCGGGAGATGAGCTGCAGCACAGGCAGATTAAGTTTGCCCGAAGCAAAGGTAAAGTAGACCTATTCATCACTAATAACCCCCTATTGTGGGCATATGCGTTTGATTTAGGTATCCCAAGCATTATGTTCGGAGTTCCGTCATACACACGGCCAGAGTTCCGCCCAGATGCACCACGTAAAGTACGTGCCTGGAATGAGATTGAAGAAGCAATCGAAAAGCAGAATGCCATGAGAACCCAGGATGCCAGACTCACACGCACAGAGGCGTTGAATTTTGAGTAAAGTCATATTCGCTGGATGTGAAATTCCATCAAACCGCACACTACTGGAGCGTAGTGGAGTGGAGAATGTAATGTTGTCATACTGGGGCCTCCGTAAGCGTGGGTTGCCAAAGACAAAAGCGTACCTAATCGGAGAGCAGTTCGAACCCCACCTGAAGGTGTGGGTTGATAGTGGAGCAACGCAGGCAGACCAGGCAAACCTAAGTCGCCAAGAGCTGGAAGACTACGCCGCAGATTACGAAGAGTTTATCGCCATGAATTATGAGCGTATCGAAGGCTGGGTAGAGTTTGATTCCCAAGTTCTAGGTTTGCCGTGGATTCAGCAGCAGCGAGCAGCGTTCGAGAACGACCCGAAGATGTGGGTAGTGTGGCATGAGCAGTATAGTACCGCCCTCCTACAGAAGTGGGCAGAAGAATACCAAAACATAGCCATTACAGGGGCCGCAGTGGAGGCTGTGACGTCGCTGAGCGCCATTACACGGAGTCTAGGAGCAAAGTATCCAGTACAGTTCCATGGGCTCGCTGTGGCGAAGCCAGACAACCTCCGACAGATTCCATTTGCCACTACCAGCACATTAAGTTGGTTGTCACCAATGCGTCGTGGGGAAACAATTATATGGGACGGCATGAAGTTGGCCCGTTACCCAAAAAAGATGAAAGCCCAAGCACGACCAAGGTACAAGTCGGTAGTGGAGAAGGCTGGTTTAGATTTCAAGAAGTTCGTAGACGATGACACAACGGAAGCCACAAGGGTAGCCGTTTGGTCCTATTTACAGTTAGAGGTAGCAATGGATAAGGATAGACCTAAGTTCGGAGTCATCAAAGGTGGCAAAGTATCTGATAACAGTGATGACACCCTATACACTGGTTTGATGGAAATGGAGGGGTACCTGTCTAATAACAGTGACTCAGACATGCGGAAACTAGAACGGTCAGAAGTTATCGAAAGAGACCCATCTGAGGTAGTTTCAATGCCAGTTGTAGGCTACCAAATGAAGACCGTAGTAGAGACTGAAAATGGCATAGATGTACTAAAGGATGTCGCTGTTGTACAGTCTAATTCGACGTCGTTAAGACAGTGTGACACCTGTTTCGTAGCGGCAAACTGCCCCGCATTTAAGCCTCAAAACACCTGTGCGTTTAGTCTGCCAATAGAGGTAAAGACCCCAGAGCAGTTAAAGTCGTTGAATACCGCATTATTAGAGATGCAGGCCCAGAGAGTAATGTTTATGCGGTTTGCAGAAGAATTGAATGGTGGATATGCGGACCCGAATGTGTCGCAAGAGATTGACCGTTACCAAAAGATGTTAAAGAACATGAAGGAGTTGGATGAGCAAAAGGAGTTCATCCAAATCACTGGGTCACGTAGTTCGAGTGGCGGAGTATTGTCCGCTATTTTTGGCGATAAAGTTCAAGCCATGAAAGAGTATCCAACACCGATTTCAGAGGAGCAAACTACGTACGTTATCAAAGATAAACTAGAGTAGTTTTATCTGATAACAGTGTTACTCACGACATGAATCGTGTTGGACCTGTATATAGGGGGGTGTGGCCCCAACACAAACAACTGTGTTAGGGCCCACCTCCTTTAGTTTTTATACCCTGCTACTAGACGGCGTAGGCTACCAGAGAAAGAGTCTTTGGTTACTCCAGCCATGTCAGCTAACTCAGCCAAACTAAGGGTGGGGTTGTCTAAACGTAGCTGTGCTGCTTTGAGAGTTGCTTCAGGCACATTACCATTAGCTAACTTAAGTGCGGCTTCAATCTTGCCCCTGGCCGCTTCACCAGACTTTGCAGCACGTAGGCTGTTAGACCTTGCTAACGCAATCTCCTTGTTACCTGTCTTAGGTAGTTCGTCCTCATGAATACGGCGCTTTGTACGCACACGACGAACGACGCCCGTACGCTCTGATGTAGTGAGGCCTCCCCAAATACCCTCGTACTGATTGTCTATTGCTACCTGCAGGCAGTCAAACTTGATGCTGCAAGTAGCGCATACCTTCTTGGCACGCTCTACTGTTCCGTAATAATCAGTAAACGGCTCAGGGAAAAACAACTCTGGGTCAGCGTTCTTACACGCAGCCTGAGTCATGTCTAACTCTTCTATGTTCATCGGCGCTTTGCCTTTCTTGATAGTTCAATGAATCCGTTATTTCTTAAATCTCGTTTTATGTTTTTCAAGGCACGGATGTCCGAAGGGGTTTGCGCAGAGAAAAAGAACCTTCCTAATGGAGATTGCCATTTAAAATGGCCTCCATTAGTTAGTTCTACCTGCCAACCTTGCTCTCTTGCTTGTCTTACTAGCAAGGATAGTTCTTTGTTACTTATCTTCATAATGCTGTTCTTTCCATGCCTCATACATGTTGTCGCAGGCACATGGGTAGTAGTTGCATACGCTACACAACTCTTCGTGCTCCGTGCACTCCTGTTCACAATCCTCGCACTCGTCACAGGCCAGGTTGTTATCCATCCAGTCATTCCATCCCATGATTACTAGATGCCCTTTACTGCTTCAATTGCTTCTGAAATGGTAAGCACGTTAGCCATAGAGTACTCGGTGTCAGTAGCGTCGTTAGACTTCATTGACTTGAACATGGCAACTACTTCTTCTTGCATTACTTTCTTACCCATACGGATACCCTGGGCTAGAGTTTCTGATTCAGTCATTTGTTTTTTCCTTTACTTGTCCATAGGTGAACACTTGTTTATGTAACTCGTTATATATTTTGGCTAGTTCCTTGCAGGCCTTCCATTCACCTGCGTGTGTGTATGCTGACTCTGCCTGCTTGAGTGCAGGGAACAGCAACTCTACCTGTTGCTTAGTTAGTTCTAGTTCAATCACAACTTATCTCCTTCTAGCCATACCTTGAATGATGCTTTATCAATCTCCCGAAGGTCATACGCCATCTTCTTAGCGGCATCCTGAAGGTGGCTTGCAGCTGCTTGCCAGCCTTTCTTGTAAGCCTTGGTTTCTTTGGCACCTGCTTCAGGATTTGCGGTCAACTCTGCAACTTGTGCTTCTAGTTGAGTAATGCGAGCATTCCGTTTAGCCAGGGTTGCTTGCAGTCCTTCAATGTGAATGTGCAGGTTTTCTAACTTCATGTCTTGCTTACTAGGTGGTCCATCACGCCATTCATCGAAACTAATGCCGCATAGACCACAACGGTTGGCTTCTTTGTCTTCTTGTGTTACATACATGTGGTCGCAGTTCATTTGTTCTTCTCTTCTCTTATATATCGTTCAATAACTTCTTGGGTAGCCGCATAGCGGTAGTCATCTTTATCCCAACGGTTTACATACTCACCATCAGGTGTAATGCCAATACTCCAACCGTCGTACACTCCACGGACTTCTATGAGGTATACATAGTCTTCTATTAGGCTCATTTACTTCTCTCCTTTGATAAGAGCGATAAGCCCTTGAGTGTAGCCCCCATCGCTCAGCCCATATTTGCTGATGATGTCCTGTAGCAGTTTAATAATTCGCTGTTCTGCTAAAGACTCTCCATAACAGACAGGGCATACATCTTCATCTACATTAGTGAAGTCCCAGCCATGCTCATCACACACATACCAAGTAGAGTGCTTACCTACTACCTCACGCATACGTTCAGCCACGTTTATCTCCTATCATCCATAAGATAATACTTACACTAACTAGTACTACTGACAATGGCCAGGCATTACCGTCTATAGCCATTCCCCACACACCTACGAAGCCTACGCCTACGGCTAAGCCACGCCACACGGCTTGTTTGTGTTGGCTCATCATGCCTCGTTCACATAGTAGTTACCAGTCAAGCCCTCGGACTCTGTGTCGTATTCGATATAGGCAAGTTCTCCCATTACAACCTTGTGTGCGGTGTCATAAGCGTCGTCTACGTTGTCTGCTTCTACTTCTACTCTATGAGATATCAACTCATAGATGATTACTTCGTACTCCATCACTCTGTTTCTACTTCATACTCTCCGTATACCTTGTGGTATGGGAAGTCATCTTCTTGTTCTTCAATCCACACACGACTGATTTCTCCGCCATCCATGTCTTTAGTCCAGTCGTCAATCCATGCTTGTGCATCCGCTTCGTTATCGAATATGGGTGCGTAACGTACATCTCCAGGACCATCACAATCTATGGCCCAAATTACAAACTTACTCATTAGTTGTTCTCCTTTACTAGTTCGTATACCATCTCTTCAAAGTTAGTGGCTTCACCGTTGTTGTCAAAGAAGTAGCACCCATCTTCCAGTGCCTTATACATCCACCCTGCGTCTACGTCGCAAGGAAACTCTTCGAAGATAGGCTCTAGCGCTTCTTCTTCTATGCGAGTCAAGTACTTGCGGTTCTTCATTACCTTGTTAGACCAGAACTCTGCGCTAATACGTGCAGTGCTTTCTTCTACATCAAAGGTTATGTACTTATCCATTACTCATCCTCCATTACATCGAAGTCCCACTTGTTATCTACAATGTGGGGTTCAAAGTCATCAGCAATCCATTCGCTAATGAACTCTAGCGCCCCCTGTTCATCTTCTGCTTCTACTTCAATCTCATAAGTAGTTGTTCTATATGCTTCTATTAGGTACTTAGCCATTAGTTGTGCTCCTCTAGGTATGTATAGATTTCTTTAAGTAGTTCTGATGTGGTTAGGTCAAGTGCATTGGCCATACACTCTAGTAGTTCGCTTGATGCTCCCTTCTTACCTGTCTCTACTTCGGACCAATGTCCAATAGAGATGTACCTACGCCCTGCGGCTTCTCGCAAGGTAAGCCCTTGTTCTGTGCGAATTTTGCGCACTGTTGCTCCTATAGCGGTTTGTAGTTTCATAATTAGTCCTTGTCTACTAGGTGCTGACCTTCTAGTTGAGTACTAGACAACTTACAGATTTGACACTTACCTGTAAAGATGCGGTGTACGTTCAGGTTAAAGTGCTGGGCTAAGTCCATGCGCTCGCTGGATAGGCACTCATCAATCAACTTGAACATGCTATCTGTCCAGTGAGTTGTAGGGATAATGATGTGCGAAGTGCCTGCTTCTAGCGTTAGGTTATCTCGCTTACCCCAGTTACCGTTAGATTGAAAATAATACTGCGACATTACTGCTCCTTTACAATGTGAATGAACTTGAAGTTATCTTCAGTTACTAGTGGTGTGCCACCTAAGGTGGCTTGTTTTATTAGTTCAACTGCTGTTCGTTCATCAGTTGCTGTGATTTTAAGTTCGCTGTATGAACTAACTCCGTCAACATGGAAGACGTAGACTGCCATGACTCCTCCTCTACCTTTGTATTTTTAGGTGGTACTTGTTTAGTAGCGACAGGTTTTGCTTTAGGTTTTGTCGCTGATTTTTTCTTCAACGCTGGCTTAGTTAATACCTTGTTGTGCTTAGCGTTGTACTCCTTAGTGAATAGAGTCATGTCTACGTGGCATAGACAATGGCAAGTGATTGGTTTGCCATACTCAAACTCTTTTGTACAGTTAGTGTGTTGCTCTATGTCCATGTCTGGTAAACACCAGCCGAATAAAGCCATGATTGCCTCCTATAGGTTTGTTTGTGTTGGCTAGGCAGTCGCAAGGTTGCGAGCGATACCTACCTTGACTAGTCGCTTGGCTAGACCGAACAACTGACTAGCCTCATTGACTAGCACTGCTACCTCGCAACCGTGAGTGTCAATAGTAATCTCGCTACGACTACGCTTGTAGTTCGGACCGTAATCAGCGTAACGCTCGTTCCACCAGTCGGTGTCATCTACATAGGCTAGTGCTGTAAGCACACCGCCCTTACGCAACTGACGCACGATGTTGTCACACTCGTCACGCTGTGACCATGCTCCATCAGTAATGGAGATGATTAACTTAACGGCTCGCCTAGACTCGGCAAGAACATACTTGGCATACTTGAGAGCCTTGAGTGGCTCGGTGCCACGACCCATGTCAGTAACACGCTTCTGGTATGTAGCACGTTCATTGGCTGAGTAAAGAACACGTGCCGCATCGTCAAAGGCAATGACTGTAGTAGAGGCGTTGATTTTATCCATAGCCCGCTTGATAGCCCACATGTTGTCGTAAGCCTTGTTGATAGTCCATGACATAGAAGGAGATGTGTCTAATAGAATGACACACTCAATGTCTACTGCGTCTTCACGACCTAGTTCCCAACGGTCAAACGCTTCGTCTACGTCACAACCAACACCGTAGCGTAGGACATTGAGTTTGCCACTGTCTTGACGCTTGTCCCACGCTGGGTCGTACTCACCCTTAAGCAACTCTAGTTCGCCACCGAATGACTTGGAGGCGGTGACTGCTTCGAATGGCACGTCACTGTTGTATGACTCAGCCTTAGTAGGAGTAGCGACAGCATTGCTACTAAGTTCTGCTTCGCCATTGAACTGACGTATGGTGTTGTCAATGTCGTCAGACAACCTGTCCATAGCGTTGTAGAGCGTGTCTTCTAGAAGTTCATCTAGAATCTCACGGTCTTGACGGTTGTCGTCACCACGACCTGCTTGCTTGCTACTGGCATCACTGTCAGGGGTAGGAGTGCGGTCTGACTGACCCTCTGATTGCTCGCTGTCAGACTGCTCTGACTGCTGACGTTTCATACGGTCAATGATGTCTTGCTGTTCGCCCTTAGACATAGGCTTGCTAGTAGAGGAGGACTTGAGTTCGCCCTCTTTGCGCTGGTCGTGACCACTAGGGTCTTGGATACGTTGCCAACCAGTTGCTCGGTCATAAGCGTCAGTAGGGTTTGCTGGCTGTAGTTGCTTGACTAGTTCGTCATAACGCTGGATAAGTGGCTGTGCTAGGTTACACTGCGCTGGGTCAGCAAGGTTGAGCATTACGTACTGGTCTACGATAGATGTCATCTCCGACACACTGGCTGGGTCTTCGTATACCTGAGCGACAGCGTTACGCAACTCTATAGGCAGGTACTTACGACCTACGATGATAGGGAACGCTACTGAATACTGCTTAGGGTTGTTGAGCAAGTGCTGAGCAATAAGAGCGACCATCCACTCGGTAATGCTTGGATACTTAGTGGTCATCATGGTCTCGATACGCATGTCTTCTAGCGCATTGAACGAACGCCATAGGTCATTCTGACGAACCCAAGTGCCTAGGTTAGAGCCAACACGAGGAGTCATAAGAATGTGGCAAATCTCGTGGAGAGATAGACCCTTGATAGCAGTAATAACCTTAGGGTCATTCAACTTACCTAACTTGCCAGTAGCAAACCAGATGTTGTCTGCGTCAGACCAAGCAGGTGCTGGAGCATTGAAGTCAGCGTCTAGGTGAACCTTGATGTGACGGAGAGTAAGGGTGCTAGCAAACTTACTGACTACCTGTGCCATACGGAGCATACGCTCGTGGTCACGATTGAGTGTGCCTGTATTAGACAAGGTAATAGTAGTTCCTACAGGAACTTCTATAGGCTCTGGCTCTGCGAATAAATCATCACCCTCGATGTCTAGTTCTAGAGGGTCTGTAAAAGCGGTCACGATGTGCCTTTCTATAGGTGCGGAATGTTTGTGTTGGAGCCACACCCTAGGTAACTACTGCTACCTAGGGTGTGTATAGCAACTACTTGACTGAGTATGCGCCAGTAGAGACGTTGAGTTCCTGAGCAATCTTGTCGAACTCAGCGTCAAAGCGCATCTTGAGAGCCTCACGCTCACCGTCAGACTTAGGGAACGCATTGAGTAGTGCGGTCACTGCGAACTCAAAGTTAAGGTTGGTAGCCTGAGCAATGAAGTTCTTAAGCAAGCGGGTAGACATAGGTACTGAGAACTGGTCGCTCATCTCGCTAGCCTGACGGATACTGTTAGCGAACAACAGCAAGGTAGGTGACTTGATGAACTTGGATTCAATCTTGTCGTCATACTTGAACTCCAACTTGACGTTGAAGCGGTCTAGTAGGGCGTTGTCCTGACGAACTGTGCCTGTATAACCTAGACCTGTGTTCTGGTCAGCAATAAAGATACATTCTGGGTGAACCTTGATGACCTCGTTGAGTGGCTCGATAAGCAACTCACGCTCTTGTAGCAGACGTAGGAACAACGAAGCAGACTTGGCGTTCATACGGGTCAACTCGTTGATAAGGATTACTGACGGCTGTTGAATGGCTGTTGCCAACTGTGAGTAAGTCCAGCGCATACTGTTACCTACACCAGTTGGAACGTAACGACCCTGAGTAATACTCTGGTCAATCTGCTGTGTACATTCGATAGTGACGAACGGCAGGTTGTGCTTAGCGGCATAGTTTCTAGCACTACTGGTCTTACCTGTGCCAGCGTCACCAGTGAGTAGCACGTTCAACTGTGACTTGTGAGCCCAAGCGTATACCTGTGACTCCGTAACGCCGTTCCACTCACGCTCATAGTATTCTTCTACATCAGGTGTGTGTAGCACCGCTTGTGTAGTAACTTCTGTGGCTGGTGGAGAGATTAGTGTAGTCATCTCCATAACATTCTCCTTTACTGGTTCTGTAGTAGTGATGGACAAGCCCATCAACTTGTCACGCAACTCTTCTAGCGTCTCCATAACAGGTTCGTCTACTGGCTCTACTACGGTCTCTACTACAGGCTGTGGTGTTACCTGAATAGACGGGCTAACTACTACTGGTGACATAGCCTTGGTGTATTTCATAAGGCTTGCTGGGCTAGTTACTGCGTCACTCAAGATGTCGGTGTATACCTGCCCTAGAGTGTTAGGTGCTAGGACATACGCTTCATCTTTTACCTGACGCACTAGTTTCTGCATCAAGGTAGTAGGTGTTAGAGGGAACTGTAGGTCTCGGTAGTCACTAGGCGTAATGGAGATAGCCTTAGGGACACCTACAATGAACTCGTCTAGTGCTACTGCGTCAGGTGCGGTCTCTGACCAAGCCCCTGAGACACCACGACCACCACCTACACGATTGAACACTCGGACTGACTTATCCATAAGTGGAACTACTGCGGTCTGTCGAACTCCATAAGGAGACTGCGACTGGATTATAACTGCGAACATACTATTACTCTCTTTCTTATAGGGTGTTGCTGGTTTTGTTTGTGTTGGCACGCTCTGCGAGGAACTCTCGTAGAACTTCAGCGTAGATAGCGGCAACTTCTACATCTTCTAGATTCACTAGGTCACCGTCAGTCTCCTGTGGTCTGCTATCTACAGGTGGTAGGTAGGGCTCCATTAGACTCTTGATGAGTTCAATTGGGTCTGTCATACTGTCTCTCCTTCTAGTTGTGTTACTACATACTCAGGCTCATACTGCTTAGTGAGTAGTTCTACTCCAGCAATGGGGTCATAGCCTGAGAGGTCATTGGTTACTGCTTGCTGTGCGTCTTCTGCGCTACGAGCCTTAACAGTAAAGGTGGATACTAGTTTGACTTCGTATACTGTGTCGAATGTCTTGCCAGGGCAATCGTCATACCAGTCATCAACATCATCAGTTTGCGAGCAATAGCAAGAGTCCACACGGTCAAGGTCTACATAGTCTTGGTGACTGCCTGGAATGTCCCACTCTTTAGTAGGGGTATAGACTCCGTTGTTATTCTTAGCCTCTGCGCCCCAGCCCTGCTCTTCTTCATAGGAGAAGTCAATGTCTAGAGTAGGGAACTGCTCACAGATAGCGTGGAACACTTCAATAGGAGCGCCCCAAGGACTGTCGAAGGTAACGCTTACAGACGCTCGGTTCTGGTCATCTCTATAGATGTCTAGGTCAGCACTACCAGCATCCCACTTGACTCCCCAGTTAGAGCAGTTCCAGTTATACCAGTTGAACTCTGTATCACCTGTTCTGGTGAAGCCGCCTTTACCATCAGCCTTACTACCATTGGTCTCGTGATACTCGTCTCGGTGCTCTCTATCTAGAGTGATGAATGAGTGGTATGAGAACGACTTACCTGACTCCCAGTCATCATCATTTAGAAACTCAGGCTTACTAGAGATGAGAGTAATAAATCGCTCCATCTCCTCTAGGTCGTTAGGTCCTGCTACCTGAACGCTGTTGTATACCCAGTTTGGCATTACTTGCTCCTTCTAACTAATACTGCCTGCCATACAGACAGTTGAATGACTACTAGGCTAATGAGCCTGATGAGCCAAGTGTTTAGTGTGTGGTTATAGCGGTGTTTGTGTTGGTTGCTCATAGCGTTGCTCCTCCATCTAGTTCTTACGAACTAATGCGCTCTCACTCATAGAGAGCACACTAGAAAATAAGAACGCCCCTGCTACACGTCTGTATAGCAGGGGCTTCTCTCTTACTTATAGTGATGCGGTAATACGGTTGAACTCACTCACAGTGAACTTAGTGCCTACTTCGATACAAGATAGCCACTCAATAGAGTTCTTTAGGTCGTGAATAACCTGGTCTACTGACTGCGTGCGCCCCTGACGGTCATACATACGAGGGAACTCTACATACTTACGCTCTGGGTAAGTGTATAGGGTGTCCCAGTCAGGCTCGTTGTTCAAGACATCACTAGGTAGACGGAACTCTACTGTAGTGTCTCCACGATAGTTCTTACCCAGAGATAGGCTCTCTAGGTTGGCAGGCTTACGAAGATACTGCTTGATAGACCCTACTGCCCACTTGTGATACTCCTTCTTACGAGTCTCACGAATAGAGTCAGTCTCCTTACGGTAGTCCTCGTCATACTGCTTCTGCTCTGCCTGTAGTTTCTCTAGTAGAGCGATTTTTGCCTTAGCCTTGGCTATAACTGCTGGAAGGTTCATTTCGATTGCCATTGTGTATCTCCTTAGTTGTTGTTTGGTGTTACTTGGTTACTTTTAGCCCACGGCGGGCAATGCCAGTGTGAATACTTGTGGTCACACTGAACTTCTTGTCTGTTACCCAGATGTTTCTAGAGGTAACTACATCATTGTTCTCGTCATAGTCCTGTGTATAGGTGACTGTGGCGATAGGTTCGGCGTATGACATAACTACATACTGCCTAACGCTGTCTATAACGGTGTTATAGCCTCTTAGAGAGCCTGTAGAGAGGATAAAGTCTTGCTCATTAGCCACACGCTCTACAGCGTCTTTACGGTTTACTTTGATGCTCATTGTTTTGCTCCTTATAGGTTTGTTTGTGTTGGGCTAGCCGTAGATTACTTCACCGAAGCACGCTACTTGAATGATTACGTCATAGACTTCGCTATCCATACGGTGTGCGTCTTCGTAGTTCATAAGGTCTAGGGCGATAGCGTCTACTATGTCTGACCTAATGGCTACTTCTCTATCTAATAGAGACTGGATAGCCTTAGTAATGTCTGAGTAGTGAACTACATAGACCTTTCCATCTTCTCCATCAGTGATGGTATATGTCTGTGCGTCTTCGTCTACTACGGCTTTAGTTGCCCAGTAGTGGATACCATAGCCAGCCCCCTCAATGATGTCTTCAATCATCTCGTGGGTTACTTCTACGTTCATACGGACTACATAAGTCATTAGTTACTCTTTCCTGTTACTTCTAGGCAGACGACACAGATTTGGTATAGGTCGCCAAGTTCTAGGTCGTCTACTGGGTCAATGAATGTGTGAATGTGCTTAGGCATACATAACCTTCATCTCGTAGTCATAGGCATAACGCTCTGCGTCACTCCAAGCCATCTCTCCATAGAACAACTTGGTCTTCTTATCACTGGTTACTACCTTGAAATAGTCATCATCAAAGACTGCTGTGCCTACATAGATGCTGTAGTCATTCGTCTCGTCTTGTAGTTCCCACTCTTTTACTAGGGCTACGCTCGGCTTGCTCATTACTTGCTCTCCTTCTTGAATAGGGCTACGGCTTCACGCTTGGTGTAGCCATAGTATTGCTTAGTTACTAAGTAGCCGTTCACTACGTCACTAATGACATAGGCACCGCTATAGTTCTTCTCTATGCTCACTTGTTCATCTCCTTTACATAGGCTAGACGGCGTAGTGCCTGCTCTAGTTCATACCTGACTCCTGTTACAGCCTCGTCTAACTGTGCCGTAGGGTGCCCAGCCATAGTTCTTAGGCTTAGATACTGGGATAACTTACGCTGTAACCCTGCTATCTGTGCTTTGACTTCATCTTCTTTATACATAACAGCCTCCTTAGGCTATACATAAAACGCCCCTGCCGAGTGGCAGAGGCTATGGGGGGGTCTAAGGGGGGGCTACGCCCTCCCCTTTAGAAGAAAAGACCTGTGATGGTCTTTAGAAGAGAGAGAAGAATAACTATAGAGAAGAAACACATAGATAGATACATACTCTCTCCCTTGGCTTGTGTGACTTATAGGTGCCGTTTGTTTGTGTCGGTCACCTATAGCCCAAGAACTTCTAGGTCCTCCTTTAGGACTTGCTCTTGGTCTTTGTGTGGGTGTCTTCTAGAGGAGAGTTAGCCCACTCTTCAAACTTCTTACTGGCTTCCTCATAGCATTCAGGACAAGAAGGAACATACCTGTGAATGTCCTTTACCTCTATAGAGCAGGCTTGGTTACACTCGATACATACGTATTGAAACATCTTGACCTCCTTTAGGTCTTGCTCTTGGTCTCTCCAAGAAGCAGAAAACCCTACCAGCAGGGGATACTGATAGGGCTTCCTATTACTTGGTATTAGTGAAGGGGGGGTCTGTTTGACCTGGTCTTACCAGCCATTGACCCCCCCTATCACTTTGGCAGTAGCCTAACTACTAGCCAAGTAGGGCACGAAGGTCTTTAGTTGCTAGTGAGAACTTCTCACCGTTAGCAACTTTGCCCTTCTGAATCTTGCGGAGAACATCCCACGCTTCGCCCTGCTCTGCCAATAGGGCAGGGGTCTCTTCGATAGCCCAAACAGTGCCAGTCTTCTCGTTGACGCCAGCCTTAGCCTTAGTGGCTAGGGTGTTAAGGGCTACCATAGCAACCTTGCTAAGGGTCATTAGAGAGCCGTCGGCAAACTCGAAGTGGGTCTGCTTAGAGTAGGCAATGGCTTCGGCGTTCTGAGCCTTAGCAAAAGACGCCTTGGCTTCGGCTCGCTCGGCTATAACTTGGAACGAGATGTTACGGGTCTGCTCATCCTGAGACTTGCTTAGAGTCTTGACGGTAGCGTCATCTAGAGATGAGACGATTTCAATGGTCAATAGAGACATTATGTAACCTAACTGTTAGTGAACGAATGGGGTTATGGAGTCATAGCCCCTAACCCGCCACCCTAGGGGGATAGGGTGACGAGATAGCGGTTATGGTTACTAGGGGGGCAGGGATAGCACGGGTTAGGTGATAGCAAGTTAGGCGAACCTAAGCCCTGCCCCCTAGCAACGGTATAGACACGGCGTTAGCCGTGAATAGGTCACTAAGTCATAGGGTTGCCTAGCACAGTCATTAGCGGAATGGTCACGCTAGAGGTCATCAGGGCATAGGTTGCCCGAACGCCTATCGGCTAGGGGGGTCAAGCCAGTGGACAACAACTAACTACTGCCTAGTTGCTCTCAATCACTCGGTGTTGATTAGTTGAACACTAACAGACCCCTAATCTGATAAGTGACTACCCCTGCCATAGGGCATCAACCGCAATGGTGACGGGGAAGTGGCCAGGTGAGAAACACGGTTGGGGCCTATCAAGTCAAGGCAGTAGCCTAAACAGGGGTAGTCAAGATGGCTAAGAGGGCTGTGATAGCATAAGTGACATGAATGAACTATTTACTGCCGCCACTGGCTATAAAGCAGACCCGCTCCACTTCGCTATGCTCGACTTGTACGTACGAGCGGGTGCCGAGGGAGACATCCTCGAACAGATTGCTGACATGAGCACGTTCTACCCTGAGCCAGACTTGGCCGAGGTGGGCTTTGTTGTCGTCTGGGACGCCATGCTGAAGGGCTAAGTGTCGCTTTTCCCCAAGGAACAAACACCCGTTTTCGTGCGTACGGACGAATTGCTTACACTACAGGGCCCCCTGTATACAATTCGTACGCCTTTTCGTGAGTACTGACTAATTTTTCAAAGTTAGCCCTAAAACGCCCCAGCTCCCTGCCATACTATCTTCATGAGTAAATTTACTAAGAGCCTCAAGACCAGTGTCACCAACGGAGCTTTGGGTACAGCTGCAGTCACCACGGCCATGACCCCAGACCACGGGAACCCTTTGGTCAATCTTGCCGTAGGTGCAGTCGCTGGAGGTGTCGTCGCAGGGGTTCACAAGTTCATCAACTACGACTCATCGAAGCCTGCGACCAAGTCAATGTTCCAGGAAGAGCCAAAAGGCAACCGAAATCTAGGCAAGCAGTTCAAGTAAGCCAAATCAGCTGTTTTTAACGAAAAATGCCCTCACAGGATGACTGTAGAGGGCATTTCTCTTATATGGGTGAGTGATTGGTCATTCGAGGGGTCAAATGGTCACCACGAGGCGCATGTGGCGGCTCAGGCCACTCATCTCAAGGCAGGGGCGTTCTTAGGGTAAAAATTCTTCCAAATGCTTCTTTTCGAGCAAAACTGCCACCGCAGCGTTGATTCCGAGCTTAAATTCGTCAGAAAATTCGTCTCCGACTTCAACAAGCTGCTCTTGGAGGATTTCAAGGTCGTACATACTTCCACCAGCAGCATTCTTTTTGCAGAGAGAAGCAAACCTCTGTAGAGCATCACCTTCAAAGGTGACCGTAGTCTTCATGTTTTGGCCTTGAGCACCAGCCGTGATTTCAATCTCCGTGGCTGTTAGGCGCAACATAGCGTTAAGCGCATCCATAGGGATGAGCGCATCAGGCTTTAAACCCATCGGAATATTGTTAGTAAGCCAGTTTGACCAGGTGTTGGGGTCTACTACGCTCTTGTTGCTCTGGTTTAGGTGTACATGAGCGCCTGAAGAAGGCTGCTTTGAGCCAGGGTGGACATCTTGGCCCTTGTGAGCCGATTTGAAGGGTGGGAACTCCATGCGTTTTCTCATAAAGCTAGGTTACAGGGGCGTTTTACGGGTTGTCAAGGGGCGATTAAGGGTAAAATTGGCCTCGTCGGGAAAAAATGCCTCGTCGTCGGATAGGAACTCATGGCACAGAATAACTT